CGGGCCATTCAGGCGGCACTCCTCACGGGACACTTCAAGCGCAGTCTGGCCATCTTCGACGGTGTGCATGGTCCCCTCGACACGATCGACGAGGACAGCCGCATCCTGAACGAGGCGATCCATACGAGCTGGCAGGGCAATCCTCTACAGGCTCTGCATGAGTCCTACTCCGCGTTCCTGAAGTCTGCCGAGAAGGAGCCGATGACCGACAAGATGCGGGAGATCCTGTCTCGGACCTTCCGGATGCCTGGCGAAGACGCCGTGCTCGATGAGGCTACCATCCGTGAGCGCATGGGGTGGTTGGAGCAGGATCTGCTCGAGGGCTACCTCAGCGTCGAAGCCCGCCACATGGCCCTGAGTGAGGTGAGCCAGAAGGTCGATCAGATGGCTGCTGCCGGCGCTCCCTTCGTCAAGACGGGTGAGGATCTCAAGGGCACGACCCATGAGGAGATCGCTGCTGAGCTCAACGCCTCTTACCAGAAGCACTTCGCGGCTCTCACCAAGAAGGTCGGCATCAAGGTCGAAGCCGCCCCGGTGCCTCTCAAGGAAGTGACTCCGAAGAAGCGCGGTCTGGGCAAGATCGACAAGGCCACCGGTGTGCGTGTGATCTCCGGCTTGGCCCTGATGAAGGCGTTCCGTGGAGGCATGCCGGAGATCTTCGACCTGATCCGTCGGACCAAGGGCACGAATGGCTGGACCGTGGTGCATGGCACACCGGAGCAGCTGCAGGCCTGGAGCAATGCCAAGGGACTTTCGCTGCCTGTGTTCGGGCCCGGAACCAAGGGTCTGACCTCTCCGAGCGAGAAGGTGATCTACCTGGCCACGCCGAGCCTGGAAGGCGCTGATCTCGAGACCATGGCTCATGAGGTCATCCACGCTGCGACCTTCGAGAAGGTGCTGGAGATCTCCAAGCAGCTCAACGATCCGAATGCCGGGCCGGCGTCGGAAGAGGGCAAGGCTGTGCTGCGTCTGCGTGAGCTGATGAGCCAGTTCCTGAACCTGGAGAGCCAGCGTGGGACGATGACGCCGGCGACCTGGAAGGCTTATCGGGATGCTGTGGCTGCCATTCGTGGTCACCTGCAGAACACCGAGAACGATCTGTCCACACGTCAGGCTCTGGCTCTGAACGAGTTCATGGCCTGGTCGCTGTCGAACAAGGACCTCTCGATCAAGCTGAAGAAGACCGCGGCGAACCCGTTCGTGCAGCTGGCGAAGGATGCCATTGCGCTCATCAAGAAGCTGATCCTCGGGCGCACTGTGGTCTCTCCCCCTGGTGAGTCCATGTGGAGCAACATCAACTTCAACACAGCGATCATCGTCCGGAGTCAGCCGACGGTCCTCGGCAACCTGTCGAAGCTCACTCTCGCTCACCAGACATCCCCGAGCGTTGATCCTCGCTTGACCGCGGTGCTGAAGACATTCACCCGGGTTGTGGGGACTCATCTCAACCAGAACCCGGTGGATGATCTGATCAACCGCCAGGCCATGTCGAATGCCGTGAACCAAGCTGTGGAGTACGCCCGGGATGTGCGTAAGGCCGGCTTCTCGAGCATGACTCCCCAGGCTGCTGCCACCTTCGAGATCATGGTGGCTACCCTGGCGACGAAGGCTGAGATCGACCCGTCTGCCATGGCCAAGGCTCAGGAGCTGTTCGCGCATGTCACGAAGGATCTGACGCCCAAGGATCTGATGTCGGACCCGAACTCTAGCGATCCCAACGTCCTGGCTCGGGCTGAGGCGCAGTGGGACATCCTGGTCGGCAAGCAGAAGACCAAGCTGGACCGTCAGGGCCGATCGGCGCTGCTTCCCATCTTCCTGGCTCTGGCCACGGTGGATGATGGCTTCCGTGCGTTCCTGGCCAAGAAGGCTCTGCCCAAGGCCTACAAGAACGAGGATCGGACGCTGGATGCTCTGGTGGAGAACTCCGCCAGCACAGTCATGTCCAAGCTCTCTGACGTGATGGCCGGCACAACCAAGGCGAAGAACGTCCAGCAGGCCATCGACGATCTTTCCCGGCAGATCCAGAAGACCTCCATGGAGCACCAGTCGCTCCTCGACTACGTCGTCACGCCGGCCGGGTCTCTCACTGACAAGGCGAACCAGAAGGTCACCGACATGCTTCAGGGTGCCGCGGCCGCACTGGTCGATGCTGCTGAGCGCCTGGATGCCAAGGGCTCGAACAAGGCGACCAAGCTCGTCGCCAGCGTTGCTCGACTGACCGAGGCTGCGGTGAACGAGACCAAGGCCAATGCCGTGGGTGAGAGCGCGGTGAAGGGTGTCTATGGCTCGGCGATGTGGGAGCCCATCAAGAAGCTGGTGGCTGATCTGGTCGGCCGGACGCTCAACAACGCCGACATCTTCGACATGATCAAGCAGGTTCGCTCGATGGTGTCCCAGAGCCGCCAGCGGTACCGCGAAGATCTCCCGCGCATCATCTCCGAGAAGTTCAAGCGGAAGCTCTCCGAGGGTGAGTGGTCGGACCTGTTCCACGGCATGGCTGAGAACGACCTGGCTGCTCTGGCTCTGAGCATGAAGCACGACGAGATCTTCGAGCTGTTCTCGAACGATCAGCTGCTCACGAAGACCACTCGGGATCTGGAGAAGGCTCTGCAGGCCAAGGCCGGCCGTGAGTGGAAGCTCATGCAGCAGAAGGCTGCCCAGCTGGCCGACTTCATCAAGACCAAGGAGCCTGGCCACTTCCTGCTGAAGAATGCCGCGGCGATCGCTTCGCTGGCCGGCCTGAATGGTGGTCGTGCGCCGGCTGTCTCCAAGGATGCTGCTTTCGTGGCGGACCTCGACAAGCTGATCACCCTCTACACGATCGGCAACCTCGAGAAGCGGGTGCGCGAGACGGTGAGCTCCTTGGCTCAGACGGACAAGGACGGGCTGTCTTTCACCCTGGCGTTCCTTGAAGGCCAGCGGAAGGAGGAGATGGAGCGTGTGTCCAACTCCAGCCGGGCCCAGATGAACTACTACAAGGGCTACATCCCGAGCCTGCCTGAGAACGGCGTGAGCCTGATCGTCTCGGACGACGAGAACTACTCGGACCTGGTCGAGAAGAGCTACAAGCGGATCGGCGACTATGTCGGCTCCTCGGCTGACTACGCCGGCCCGAACGCTTCGAAGCGCGGCTACTACCTGGCCCAGACCTCTGCTCGCTCACCCTACAATCAGGGCATCCTGCAGAACGTGAACCAGACAGCTTCGGGTGTGGAGGCTGAGACCGGCTTCACCGATGGGCCCGTGGCTGGTCGCATCCGGAGCACGAAGTCGGTCCAGGCCATCACCAAGCGACTCCTGGGGTCTGGCGAGCGTGCGCCGAACAACGAGAGCCTGATGCCGGTGTTCAACTCCATGGGTCGAGTGGTGGCCTATGAGCGTGCCTTGGATCCCGCCATCTCGGCCAGGGTGAAGAAAGACACGCACCTGGCGAAGATGATCGGTGTCTGGCGCGGCCGGCAGGTCGAAGAGGGTATTGCGACCCGGGTGAACATGGCTCTGGTGGACAACACCCACAAGCAGTACCGGGACGACATGCTCGCTTCGGCGACCAATGCTTCGCAGTATGTGAACATCTTCGACGCCAAGGTTCTGGATGCTGATCCAGTACTCAAGGACGCTGTTGAGCTGATGCCCGAAGATATCCGGGCTTATGCACAGTCGAAGTTCGGCAAGGACACCTTCTTTGTTCGGAAGGATCTGCTCGACGACACTCTGGGCTATCGCAATGCTTCGATCGGCGATGCCTGGAACGGTACGACTCGGTGGGATTCCAAGGTCCAGGAGACCGTGAAGAAGCTGGCGCTCTCCATGTGGGGCAACGAGGCATACCAACGCTTCGTCAATGCCGAGAGTATCCTGCAGGGTGTCGTGAAGGACCTGAAGGTGCTCATCGTCGTGAAGAGTGTGGTGGTTCCGGTGGCGAACAGCCTCTCGAACATGCACCACCTGCTCATGCGTGGTGTGTCGCCTTTGGACATCGCCCGGGGCATGCCGCGGAAGCTCACGGAGATCCAATCCTATGTGACCAACCGGGTGCGGGACATCGAGCTCGAGGCTGAGCTGCGTGCGGCTGAGAGCTCCTTGAACACCGTCCAGGCGAACAAGATCCGTGCAGAGCGGCGCTCGATTGCTGACGCCAACTCTCGCATGAGCATCTGGCCGCTGATCCAGGCCGGCGAGTTCTCGGCGATCTCGGATGCCGGCATTTCGCGTGACGAGATCCTGCTCACCTCGGGCAAGCTCAACGAGTACATCGAGAGCAAGCTCAGCACGCTGCCTGGGCCGTTCGAGACCATGGCTCGCTATGGCATGATCACCCGGGACACGGCGCTCTTCCAGGGGCTCCAGAAGGCCGTGGACTACGGTGACTTCATCGCCAAGGCGATCCTGTTCGACAGCCTGACGAAGAAGAAGGGCAAGACCCAGAAGGAGGCCTTGGCTCAGATCACCGAGGAGTTCGTGAACTATGACCGGCTGCCTGGTCGGTTCCGCGGCACGCTCGAGGACATGGGTCTGCTCTGGTTCTACAACTTCAAGATCCGGTCGGTGAAGGTCGCGCTCTCGGTCCTGCGGAACAACCCGGTGCATGCGCTCCTGGCGAACAGCCTGCTTCCGGACCCTGGCTCGGTGCTGGGTGACAACCTGATCTCCAAGGGCCTGGCTGGTGGGCTGCCTTACTCGATCGGTCCTGGTATGGGTGTTCGGGCCCTTGGCCTGAATCCTTGGGCGAACCTGGTGTTCTAAGAGGATCGAGAAATGCCCAAGATCAAGGCTCTGGTGGTGCTGCTGGCTCTGTGTGGCTGCAACACCACCCCGGAGGAGCTGGCCGAGTTCAACCGCAACATGGCGATCATGAACTCAGGGTACCGGCCCACCCCTATGCCGACCATCATGGCCCCACCGGTGGTGAACTATCAGCAGCCCCAGAATCGGATCGTGAACTGCTTCCAGACCGGCCCGATGGTCAGCTGTCGCTGAGATTTGAAACTGGTGGGGCGGATTGTGGGTCAACAGAGTTCGGTGGAGACTAAGGCATGGGGCTGTCAGCTAAGGCCGTTGAGGCGCTCACGAAGAAGGGAAGCCACAAGCCTGGCCGGCACACAGATAGCCTTGGTCTCCACTTGCACATACGCTCGGATGGATTGTCGTCTTGGGTGTTGCGGTTTCGACTACACGGTCGCCGGCGAGATCTGGCTCTTGGGAATTACCCGGCCGTCTCTTTGAAGGAAGCGCGCGAGCTTGCCTTCAATGCCCGCCTCATGGTGAAGGCGGGACAGGATCCCATTCAGGAGCGCCAACGAGAGGCGCAAGCAGCAACCGCAGCTGCAGGGATCGACAGAACATTCAAGGCTGCCACAGAGGGGCTGATCGAGGCTGAGTCTCTGTCGAGCTGGGCCCGGTCGTTGCCTGTGGCAACCTTCGGCAAAGCAGCCTGAATAAAGTTAAACGGAAGGGTTGGACTCGAACCAACGACCTCAGGATTATGAGTCCCGTGCTCTACCAACTGAGCTACCCACCGTCTAACTGGTGCCGGGTGAGAGGATCGAACTCCCGACCTTCGGTTTACAAAACCACTGCACTACCGCTGTGCTAACCCGGCGAATAGAAAGGATCGGAGGACCACCCCCCGATCCTAAGGCAGTGTTGATCTTGGTCCGGGGTAGTTCCAAGCACTGCGATCTGGGTCCGTCTCTCCGGACTGTCACCACCTGAGAGTGCTATTCCGCGTGGTTCGGAAGAAGTGGTCTCTCTCCACTTGTCGTAGGTCCCCGTCTCCGAGGACCAAGCGCGGTCTTTTGTACGATTGCAGCCGTCGGCGCTACCCTATTTAGGGTCGATCACCTTGACGTCTTTGGTCTCAGAGGGCGGGAGGTTGTCTTTCTCCAAGCTCTTCTCGTACCAATACACGACAAGGACTACCACGCCGACGGTGGCAAGATACGGAGCCGTAGCCACGATTACCGCAGATCCGACCAAAACTGCGATGCCGGCCAGGCCCCCTATCACGAGGAACCTGGCCATGATCGTCAGCCGTTGTTCGGACGTCGCAGACCCTTGAACAGGGACCGCTTCTCGCCGGTGGCGGGAGCTGCAGCCTGAGCCGGAGCGGCATCGGTCGAGGCCACCTTGGTCTCAGCCGTGACCTCGAAGGGAGGATCGAGCTTCTCGGCCGCATTCTCTTCGGCCATCGACTCATCCTTCTCTTCTGCTGCCATCTCGGCCCGGATCTTGGCCCGGTCAGCAGCGTCCTCCTCCGGAGAGGTGGCCAGAGGAGTCTTCGCCGGCGCAGCCTCGGGCTCAGCCGGAGGGACTTCCACCAGCTTGGGCCGGCCGAAGATCGAAGGCCGCGGCCGCGGGTTGGCGGCAGGCTGTTCCGGCTGCTCAGGCTGAGCGGTCTCAGTCGTCTCAGCGGCCTGGCTCGCCGGCTGCTCTTCCTGAGGTTCATTCGGAGCTTCAGCCTGTTCGGCGCTCTCGGCCTGCTCTTCGGACACGTCCGAAGCTTCGGCGGCTTCCGCCGCCTCGACGACGGCCTGTGCGCCGACAGTGCGCCCCGGCGTGGGAGCCGAAGGAGGTTCAGAGACGACAGGGCTGGTGGCCTGGAGCGGCTGCTTGGGGAACAGCTGCTCGTGCGAGATCTCGATCGTGGCCTTGAAGCCGTCGGCCCCACGGGTCGCGGCGAGCTCGATAGTCATGGGCACGTCGGCGTTGAATCGGCTGTTGATCAAGGCGCGGATGGCCGCCTCGATCTCAGCCTGGACAAGGATGATTTGCATGGGATTCGGGTTCCCTGGCTCCGTAGAGCCTTTGAATGTTCTGGAAAAGCGGGGTGAGGACGCCGGCATGGATTGCTCCGATAGCGTCAGCTGCATGTTCGGCTGTGTTGGTGATGTCCCCCTTCCGGTAGTTCTTCCCGTTCTGGGAGTACCTGGGGAAGTTAGCGTCGGGATACTGCTGCACTGCAGCGGCAATCATCTGCTCCTTAGTCGCGTTCTTTCGACCGGACAAGGCGAGTTTGACTTCGAAAGCAGTGACTTCGATCACCTGAATCCCTTCTGAGCGGAGGGCTCCAAGGATTCCGACGCACACACCATAGGCACACATTGCCCTTGCGGACTGTGAACCAACGGGGACTTCAGCGAACACCAACTTGGCTTCTCTGGCCACGCGAAATGCAGTCTGAGCGAGCTGCTCCGCAACATGAAGGTCCGTGGAGTTCTGACGAACCTGCTTGTTGGTGAGCTTGATGGGTTCGACAATGGTGAGACGGGGGGTTGTGAGATCCCCCGTCACCATTTCGAGCTCGGCCTCGGCAATGCCCCAAGCTGTCATGCTTGGGTCAAAGCCTACAACACGAACCCAGCTCATTACGGCGCCTTGGCGGCACCGAAGAGGCTCTTGCGAGCCTGAGCCGCGGCAGGAGCACTGCCCTGGTTCGCCGCCTTCGGGGGAGCACCCGTACCCACGCGGCCGGCGACCGGAGCGCCCTGGACGCCGTCCTTGATGGTGCGCTTGTCCTGCACCTGGCCCTTGTTCTTCTCCAGCCAGGCATCCCAGAAGACGCCGGCGTCGAGACCCTGGCGACCCTCGGCCACCGTCATCTTGGTCTCCGTGTGGAAGACCTTCTCGATCACGTTGGAGGTGCGCTCCTCGGAGGTGGGGACGTACTCGTCACCTTCCTTCTTGGACTTGTTCTCGAGCACCTTGCGGATGCCGAGGGAGACCTCCTGGCCGATCAGCGGCGTCAGGACATGCACCGCCTTCGGCAGCTCCTTCTTCTGGTCCGGATCGTAGATCTTGACCATCTTCTCCTCGGTCTCGATCTCGGCCAGGCCGCAGCCGACCGTCACCATGCAGATGTCGTCCATGATGGTGAAGCCCGGGAGCGGCACCTTCTTGGACTTGTCGTCCTTGTTCAGGAACCAGTTCTCTCCGGCCTTGTTGGTGACGTAGATCGTCTCCCGGTATTCGGTGCCGCCCTGGTCCTGGATGATCGTCACGCTCTGCGCGCCGCTTTTGGCCTTGCCGGCGTAAGCCATCTTGATCTTGCCGGTGTAGATATCGGTCTCCTTGGCGGCATAGCCGCCCAGGCGATCCTGGGACTCTTCCAGACCCTCGGACTTCAGTTTGCCGAAAATGCTCATGGTCTTCTCGCTTTCGCGTGTTGTTGAAGGAGGTGTTCTCCTTGGTTCAACAGGTCTTCTCCACCCAATTTGAACCAAGAAAACAACTAGGGACGAGGCCTCAGGCCCCGTAGAAGTCGCGCAGATGCTTCACGAGCAGCGTCGCGTTGTTGTCCATGTAGGTCATGTCCTTGGTGAACATGCCGATGGGGGAGCGAATGCGCTCGCCGACCGTCTCCTTGGTGATGCGCGTCTGGAAGACGTGCTTGAAGCCGAGATCGGCTTCTTCCTCGGTGATGGTGAGCATCGGGTTCTCGAAGCCCTTGAGCCTCTTGACCTCCACGCGCTTCGTGGCGACCACGGTGGAGAAGTAGGCCTCCAGTCCGTTGGCGCGGAGCGAACCCTTCACAGGGACGCTGCGCTTCATCACGCCGGCCGCTTCGTCGAGCTCCTCCTTGGTGTGACCCAGGATGATGACGGGCTTGCCCAATGCAGCGACCTTCTGCTGCATCAGGTTCTTCCAGAACTGCGCGTAGTCTCCCCAGGCCTTTTGGGTGTTGCTCGAGCCCACGATGTAGCGGCTCTCGAACATCTCCATGAGGAAGGTGCAGGTGTCGATGATGACGCCGTCGATGTCGGGGTTGTCCGTGCCGAAATCGAAAGCATCATAGACCTGGAAGGGATCAGTGATCACCGAGCCGCGGGCTTCTCCGCCCCACCACTTGGCGCGGAACGGAGGACGCTTTCCGGACTCGCAGTTGCAGTAGATCCAGCGATCCTTGTCGGGGAGGTCCTTCAAAGAGGCGCTCTTACCGGTACCACTCTCACCGACGATCAAGACCAGAAGGTCGTTCTGGGGAATGTTTTCAGGGAAATCCGAGTCGTCGGTCATGTGTCTTCTCCATCTGGCTCGGAAAACCCGAACCAAGGAAACAACTGAGGAAAGGTGATTGGGTGGGAGGATCACCCTGAGAGTGATCCTCCCGGCAGGACTCAGGCTGCGCGAGCCAGGTTCTGCAGACGCCTCGCCACGGTGACCATGATCGTGTTCGACACACGATCGCGGTCCATCGGGTTGGCGATCTTCTGATTCAGGCTGTGGACCAGCATGTCGATCACGCCGAGTTCCAGGCCGGAATCTACCAGGACGAGCGCATACTTCAGGAGGGTGTTGTTCCGATCCCCCTGGACCATGCGCTGAGCGAACCAGCGTTCGAGGTTGTCCATCGAGCCAACCTCCTTCATCTCCTTCTTGAACGTCTCGTTCTGAGACGTCTTCGGGATGAAGGGGAGCACGTTGAACAGCTCGCCCGTCGGGTTGATGAAGTACTGCCCGTTTGGGTTGGACAGCCACTTCTTCGACCGCTGGGTCGAGGACGAGTCCACGTCGGCCGACGCCTTGAAGGGCAGCCAGTCGATGATGTCGCCGATCATCTCCTTGTACTCGGCTGTATCCAGCTTGAGCACATAGTTGGTCGGGATCATCAGCCGGAAGCGATCCGGGCCCGGGAACTCGGTGCCGCTCTCGTCCATGTACGGCATCCGGTGACGCTTCGTCGTGTAGGTCATGAACTTGAACTCCTTGAGGAGCTCATGAACCAGATCAATCGAGACGCCGCCGTCCACATCCATCACGATCATGTTGAAGCCGGGGATGACGTTCTCCTCGGCCCGGTGATCATGGCGGAACCCGTGGTTGCACCAGTTCATGTCCTCAGCCTGGGTCAGCTGATGCAAGTCGGCGAACGGCACTTCCACCCGCTCGTAGTTGTAAGCGAAGTTGTCGCTGTACGAGAGGATGATCTCATCGAGGTTGGTCGCCTTGAGCGTCTCGCCCGAGAAGAACTCGATGTTGTTGGTGCCGTAGGTCTTCTTGATGATGATGTTGTTCTTGTAGCCCCAGGCCACTGCGTACCCCATCATCGCCGCCTTATGTGACGGATTGCCCTTGTAGAAAGGCAGCGCCGTCGTCAGGTCAGGCTGCGTCAGCTCCTGGCCGGCGCTGGCGATGTACTTTGCCAGACGCTCGTAGTTCGGCTCACGGGTCAGGATCTTGTTGAAGGCTTCGCCCGAGCCCTCGACGAGCAAGATCGCCTGCATCAGGTGATCCATCTCGACCTCGTTGGACTTGTCCACGAAGGCGTAGGCACCGGCCAGCTTGAGGACCTTGTCGTAGCGGTGCGTGATCTCAGCCGCCCGGATCTCGTTGGTGTCCTTGAGAGCCAGGGCAGCCTTCTCGCACGCCAGCTGATACTCGATCAGCTTGATGGCGACGTCGTCTTCGAGCGTCATCTTCCAGTTGTACATGGAAGGATCAGCCAGGCTGTGGAAGTGGTTGGCCCACTGCTGCATCGAGGCCGTGCTCTGAGGCTGGATGCTCAGAGCGTAGATCTCGGCCGGCGTCAGCTCTGTGCCTTCGGGGTTTACGCTGCCCCACCCGAAGATGCAGCGGCGTGCATAGCCGGTGTCCAGCAGCGCGTAGAAGAGATCCTCGGTCGAGCCGCCATCGAACACCTTGCCGGGAGTCCCGAAGAGGAGAAGGTTCGCCGGCGTCGGGCCGTCGATCTGCTCCACACGGGTGTTCTCGTTGGTGTTCTTGGTCAGCTTCGGATCCAGAAGACCGCGGTCATAGAGCTCGAGGAACTCCGTCAGAGCCTCGATGGACTTCGACAGGTTCATCCCGATTTCGTCCACCTGCAGGTTCATGGCACCGCAGTCGGTGAGCAGAAGCTTGTCGCGCATCTGCCCAATGGCTGCCGGCGTGCATTCCTTGAAGGTGAAGAGATAGGTGCCGAGCGAACGGTAGATGCTGCTCAGCTTGTCGAACTCGACCTGGACGTCGGTGTTGTCACGGATGGAGCGATCCGTGGCGTGCTTCCAGATGCACTTCTCGGAGAGAGTAGGCATCGTGTCCATGGTGAGCCGGCGCTTGAAGCCGTTGAGCAGCTCGTTCTGGATGATGTTCACCGCGGTACCCTTGCCGAACCCAGATTCAGCAAGAGCCAGCGCGAAGATGTTGACCGGCACTTCGCCGCGGTCCTTGGTCACGACGGAAGCCCGCATCGAGCTCGCCATCTTGCCGAAGAAGTAGGCGACGACAGCGTTGAAGAAGCCACGATCCTTGGTCCGCTTGCGCGTGCAGATCACGTCCACAATGCCGGAAAGGATCGGATGATGGTTGACGCCCGTGAGGTCGATCATTGGATGTTGTACCTGTCTTTCTGGGTGCAGATGGCGAAGACGTCGCAGTAGCTGCAACGCTTGGGGACGGCCGGGACGGTGACGATCACACCCTTCCCACCCTTCTCCGCTTGGAAGGCCTGAGCTTCGGAGAGCACGGTGAAGTTCTTCGTCGAACGGCCACCGGTCTTGGAGGCGTCGTTGTAGAACTTGAACTGCGGCTCGCTGAGCCAGAGGTCCTCATCCGAGCACTCGGGAAGCTGGGCCTCCGGTGTGCTGCGGTGCTTGATCACCTGGTTCAGCTTGTCGATGACCCAGGTCTCGGTCTCCTTGAGGGAGAGGAGCTTGAACTCCTTGTACTCCACGCGCTTCTGCGGATAGGCCGGGTTTTGCCGGGCCTGAGCACGCTGCCAGTCGGTGAAGATGAAGTTGATGCGGCCGTAGTCCTCGGTGATCTTGGGCAGCGGCTGAGCTGCGTCGATCCACCGGTAGATGCTCATCTGGAGACGGTAGTCGTCGTCCTTGCCGCCCATGAGCCAGGAGTAAGCCGAGGTGCTCTTGGCATCCTGCACGATGCCCTCGGTGACCAGGTCGAACTTGCCACCGATGGTGTACTCGACACCGTTGATCACGACCTTCCGGAACATGCGCTGTTCCAGATAGACGGGGATCATGCTGTTCGAGGCCCGACGCTGCTCGTCTGTCGGGTTGATGGCGATGTTCTCGATCACGCTGTCCGGGTAGCCCATCTTCCGGAGGGCCGGCCCGTAACCGATGGTCCAGGCCTTCTCGATCGAGTCATGAAGGCTCTTGCCGAGCGCCGTCGGGATGAAGTCCTCGACGTCGATCTTGCGGCTCTGGGGTGGCACACGGGGCCCGAGAACCAGATGCCGAAGCGGCTTCATCAGGGAGGTCGCCGAGATGTAGTTGGCGATGTCCTGGTGGTCGTATTCGTCGTGGAGCAACCATACCGCCAGAGCCAGCGATATGTCCGAGTTGTTGGTGATGGGCATGAGAGATCTCTTGCTGATGAGGGCTGAGAGGTGCGGAGGCACAACCCAGGAAAAGGCTGTCCTCCGCCACTCAATTCAGCTGCTCAGCAGCTGAAATCTTACGCCTTGCCGGGAGACATGATCGTCACGCCGGCGTCCCGAAGGATCCGTTCGGCATCCTCAGGAGTCCGAGCGACTTCGGGAGCAGCCTCGTCGGCACCAGGCATGGGGAGGTTGTTGAACTCCTCATGCGTGAAGTGGCCGAGAGGCAGGATGTTGATGATCGGGCAGTCCATCACGACCAGGGTGTCGTCCTGGAAACGCTGGTGGAACGCCTTCTGCAGCGTCTGCTGCGCCTGCGCGATGTGGGACACCGGGAAGCGCCCATCGCGGCTCATCACCACACAGTTGAGCCGGATCTGGCACGGAGGGTCAGTCTCCTCCGGGCCGCGGAAGACGATCTCGCCACAGACGAGGAAGTACATCTGCCGCACCGGCTGCGGATCATGAGGCGCTCGAGAAGCCTCCAGCGACGCACGCAGCTTGCGAGCGTGCGTCCGGTTGACCGCGGCCTTGTGGTAGCCCGAATCGGTACACTTCGCCTGGTGTTGCTCTGCGTAGTCGTCGAAGCGGCCGATGGCGTACTCCACAGCTTCCTGCAGAGTCATCGGGTTCTTTTCATCCTGGCTCATGTGAGCTCCTCAAGTCTTGGTTTCTGGAGACAGAGCCTCCTCGATGATCCCGAGGATCTCATCCTCGCCGGCCCCATTGGGGATGCCGATCTCATGAGCCCAGTTGGGCCAGAAGATCGACAACTCCCCACCGAGAGGGACGAGATCGTCGTAGATATCGGGGTGGTCCTGCCAGTTCACCGCGATGACGAGATGCTCGTTGGTGAAAGCCACCGGCCGCACGTCATCACGAATGAGGTAGTATTGGGCATCATGGATCTGAGCGCAGGGCTTGATGTCGAGGCGGAACTCGCTCACGCGCACCTTGCCCATGAACTCAGACGCTGCCCTGGAGTTCAGCAAGCACCAGCTCTGCCCGAAAGCATTGCCGGCCGATCGACCCTCCGCTTCCGCCTCGTAAGGCGTCGAGCGGTTTCCCCGGATCACTTGAGCCAGGAGAGGTGTGCGAAGCCTGAGTCCGAAGGCCACGGTCACATACCCATCCTTGGCTGCTTGCTGGAGCTTCGCCGCCACCCACTCGTCGCTGACACGGTACAGATCGTGGTACCGCTCTTCGATCATGCGAGCCTTGTCCTCAGGGAAGCCACACTGGTTCATGATGGCCCTGAAGGTGCCCGCATAAGTCAAGGCGAACGTGGGAATCTTCGATTCCTGTCGAAGCGACTTGTACTTCTTCTGGATCGAGTTGATGGATTCCACGGTGTCCACGATGTCGGGCATCTGATCCCTGAAGTAGGAGAATGCCCGCAGCGAGTGACCGTCGTAGCCATCGGTGTACACCTTGATCTTGTTGGGATCTTTGGTGGTCTTCGCCGAGATTCGATCCTCGAGAGAATTGAAATCCAGGCCGCAAAAGATCCAGCCAGGCGGGGCTTCGACGCACAGCTTGATGAGCTTGGAGTGCTTCGAGCTGGCCGGCAGGCTCTGCAGGTTCGGGTTCGAGGAGCTCAGCCGGCCGGAGATGGTCCCGCCCAGGTTGAACCCGCCGAAGAGGTAGTGCCACCCATCGGGCCCTTGAGCTGTGTTCAGGAAGGACGGCATGAACGTCGTGATGATGGTGGTCACCGACGTGTAGTCGTTCATCGCCTGCAGGAACTCGATGATCTCGGGCTTCTTGGTGTGGTGAATCAGCTTCTCGATGGTCTTGGCACCGGTGGCCGGCAGCTTGCTGTCGGTCAGGTCCACCACAGGGAGCTCGAGCACCTCGTAGAGGAGCGTTCGCATCTGTGGATCGGAGTTTGGATTGAACTCCTCCTTGGCATCAGCCATGGTCACCCGCTTCACCTTGAGCTCGCTGTTCCGCTTCTCCACCCAGCGTTCGTTGAGGATGTGGGTGAAGCCTTGGATGATCTGAGAGTTCATGATGGTGGCGAGAGCTTGAGCTTGCTCAGCCAGGAGGATCTCGTTGACTTCGAGAACCTTCTCCATGTTCACGGGCAGACCAGTCAGCTGCATCTGGATGATATCCAGCGTCGCCGGCTTGAAGACGGTCTCGTACACGTCGAGCTGCTGATCTGCGACGAGCGTGTCCCAGTGCTTGTTGTGGACGTACCAGGTCGAGCAGGTGTCGATCAGGTTGTACCGCAGTAGCTTGTCGAGCGGGATCTGGGTGATGTCCTTGATGTCGTCACCAAGGGCGTAGTTCCCAGCAAACTCCTGGCTCAGGTGCTTCAGGCCGAGGATGTTTCCGGCACAGGAGTTGGTCGCCAGATAGGCGATCAGCTTGGTGCAGTCCCAGTTCCGCAGGAGCACGCTCATGCCCTTGAGGAGACCCTCGGTGTCGAGGATGTCCTTCATGTAGAGCTGGTAGATCAGGACATACACGTCGTACGCGATGTGGTGGTAGATCGCCTTCTCGAGGTAGGCTTCGAAGAAGTTCCGGAGCATCTGCCGGCGCTTCTCGTTCCGGACCTGGCGGCCGTAGGGAGCCTCATCAGCCCACTGGATCTCCTCGTAGTCCACCGGGAAGGCGATGCCTTCATGCTGGTTCCAGGCGAAGCTGATGGTGCCGATGCCGGCCTCGTGGTGCCGGAGGCTGAAGCCCTCGATGTCGATCGCCAAGGGGCAGTTCATCCTCAGCAGCTGGTTCAGCCAGGCCTGGATCTCCTCATCTTTCTTGGGGTAGTGCTCCTGCTGCAGAACGTCCGTCCCAGGAGGCGCATAGACCCCATTGCGATGGTCGATCATCGCCTGGATCCCCTGAGCGATCTTGGCCTTCACCCGCTCCGGATCGTAGAAGATGCTCTGGTAGTTCGGGATGTAGATGATCTGCTGATCGCCAAAGAGCGAAGGCAGGACGTAGCCCAGGTTGGCGTCCACGGAGGTCGCCTTGGTGAGCGTCTTGAAGTACTTGGCGTCGGTCACCACGACGTATTTGACGTTCAGGTCGGTGAAGACCGGCATCAGATCGTCGGTGATGTAGGCCTTGATCTCCTTGGCCGACGGCTTCTTCGTGGCCGATGAGCCAGAGAAGGTGCTGAGGACCAGGACATCGTCTGGATCCAAGCCGTAGGGCTGGATGTAGGACTTCAGGATGTCCCCTGCAGAGAGCCGCGGAACCAGGAAACAGATGGGATATTCGCTGGCTGTGTCCGGTGTGTAGTGAAGGTACCGCATGGTGACGAACGTCCTCGATCAGTAGAGGAGCTGCGAGACGGAGTAGGCCTCGATGGTGGGGAGGATCTTCTCGTACTGCCGCAGCGCCCGTGGATTGTTCTCGATCGTGAAAGCGGCTGTGGTGTGCCGCTCCAGTGTGGCGATCTCTTCCGGCAGGAAGCTCTTCAGGCACTCAGGCAGGGTGCTTCGGATGTCCTGCTCGCACTTGCAGGGCGTCAGAAGGTTCATGAGGGTCTGGTAGGTGAACTTGCGCTCGTCCTCGACGCGCTTCTTGTCGGCGAGAAAACCATCCATCGAGCCATGGAGGCTGGGATGGAGCATGGCCTTTGGATGACCCTTGCCGGCGACCAACAGCTGTCCAGTCAGCGGGCGATAGAACTGCCCGTTGTAGAAGAAGCCGTCGGTCGCTGCGCCTGCTTCTCGGTTGGCTCGGTTGATCTTGTGCAACGCCGTGTCCAGCCGGCGCTCTTCGGCTTTGAAGAGCTGAGCTGTGATGGTGTCGATCAGCTTGTGGTGAGACACTGAGACTCTCCTTTAGACGGGGTTCCCCCCGTACTTTTCGGAGAGGTCACCGTAGAGAATGACCCGACTGCGAGCCCTCGAAATTGCCACGTTGAGGAGGCGTGCAGCCGTGTTCGGTTGATGGCAGGTGCTGAGATTGCCGAGGTCCACGAAGACGATGTCGTAAGTGGAGCCCTGGGCCTTGTGGATTGTCGCCGCATCACGCTGCCGGAGATCAGGGATGTTCTCCTTCAGGTGGTAGTGGCGCTCCCACTTCTTCTGACGGGCGTAGTACTTCGTCAGGTCGATGTGGTGCTGACGATCCACGGGCAGAGGAACACCAGCTAACACGCCGCCATAGGCGTCACGAAGGTCGGTGCGGCGGACCTCCAGTTCCACCTTGGCTCCCTTAAGGGGTCGTTCGATCTCCAGCATCTCCGTGGAGGAGCTCTGGTTGATGATCTCAACCTCTTCCTCGATGCGGATGCGCTGCTTGCCCATCTGGAAGGCGTTGTTGTTCACCAGGCGCTCACCGATGATGAACTCCTCCTGCAGGCCGCGGAGGTCTCGGATGTGCGTGTTGTAGGCGTTCACCTGCTGGTTGGTGTAGGCCAGGATGCGCCCTGAGGGGTTGTTCTCGTGGAAGTGTTCCGCGATCAGATCCTGCATGACTTCGGCATCGACATGGTCAATGACGCCAGGGCAGGTCTTGATCGGCTTGAACTCACCCGTCTCGACGGTGTTCCGCAGCTGGTTGCAGAGATCCACCAGAGCTGGCTGGCCGGCGTTCCGCATGGGCTCGGTCAGGTTGAAGAACGGCAGACCGTGGTTGTAGATGGGAGAGATGGTCTCGTTCACCGGGCCCAGCTGGCAATGGTCACCCACGAAGACGATCTTGCAGTTGAGCGTGCTCTCATCGAGCTGGGTCAGCAGATCGTAGTCCACCATCGAGCACTCATCGACGAAGATGATCTTGTTCTCGTGCATCTTCCAGTTGCGGGTGCGAACCAGGCTGACCTTGCCAGTGCTGTAGTCCACCTTGGGAACCAGACCGAGGAGACCATGAATGGTCATCGAAGGCCGGCCGGTGGCTTCGCCTGTGACCGCGGCCGCCTTGTTCGTGGTCGCTGTCATGGCGACCTCGCGGTACTTCGGCTGGATGCCCATCAGGCTGCACATCTTCTCGTAGTTCGGGAGGATGCGGTCGATCAGGTAGCCGGTGAGGTAGGACTTCCCGACACCAGCCGGCCCGCTGATGATCATGTATTTCTCGCTGTCCGAGAGCAGAAACTCGAAGAAGAAGTCAGCGGCCGCCTGTTGACCCTGGTTCAGGTTGAAAGTCTTGGGTTCGGGGCTCATGGGTGTTTCCAAAGAAAAGGCCTCGTTCCGGGTGGAACGAGGCCTAATAGACGCGGGTTGTGGGGGTGGGGGGCCTACGCGGCGATCGACCCAAGAGAGACGCTGACACTCGCGTACTTGGCGAGCTCAGGCTTCCAGTAGCTGGGGCCCTTCACGATCTTCATGTCGGCGTTGAAGACCGGCTCGCCGTTCACGAACTTGGACCAGTTCGAGGCATTCACCTCGGCGATCGCCGGGATCACCTGCATGCCGAGCATGTAGGCTGAGCCGATGCCGGTCACGACCTGGTCGCAGATCGAATCCAGGAAGTCGGCCCGGTGCTGCTCATTGATCTCGATGACGGTGGTCGAGGCCTTCTTCAGGTGATCGGCCAGAGCCTTCATGGCGCTCTCGGCTTCCATGATCAGTTGGCCGGTGTGCAGGTCCGTCCCATGGATCGTCTCCAGCATCTCGCCCACTTCTTCGAAGTGAACGCCCAGCTGGACGTGGAGATTCTTGTCGGTCGGGTAAGGCACCGCGGCGCGGAACCAGTTGTAGATCCCAGCCGCCGTGTTCGCCGGCTGGTTGTATTGCGGATCGGTTTGCACGGGGCATTCTCCGGCCAAAGAACGAATTGTTGAGGGATGTAGGGAAATGACGGGTCCAGAGTAGCCGGCGCCTCAGGCGTCCTGGCTCGGAGCCTCATTGTCGTTGTCGGAGGCTTCACCGATCTCGGGCCGGCCGGACAGGCGACGGGCGAGAATGTCGGCGACGATCAGCTCACGAACATAGGCCTTGATGGACTTGGGCTGGTTGCTCTCGTTGTTCATGAGCAGGTCAGCGACCTCTTCGACCAGGTTTTGGTCCATTGCGCCGAAGATGTCTTCCATGAAGGCACGGCGAGTGTCAGCGGGAGCCACCTTCAGGGCGCGTAACCGGAGGGTTACCGAGGTCGGATGGCAACCCAACCGCTCTGCGATGGCACTGAGGGACATGCCGATGCCGTTGTAGCGCAGGATATCTTCGTTGGACGCTTTACGATTGGGGCGAAGGACCGGTTTCATAGGACTGTTCCCACTTGAGTTGCGCTGGAACATTAATACAACTTAGGTAAGCGGCTGAACAAGCCCGTTTTCCTTCAATTTAAGAATAATTTTCAAGGTTAGCCAACTTTTAACGGTCTTGAGTGGTAACAGAATCCCACAAACTTGAGCTTAACCGTCACTGAACGAAAGTTTGTTGATGTTGAACCCGCGTAGTGTTGAAGATTGCGGACCACGAATGAGACCGTTCTCACTCTGCCCGCACTGACAGCCGGTGGCGATCAGGAACTAGACTGGACAGCCGAGGGTCTATGATCTCGACTTTAACCCAGACACACCCTTACGGCCCTGACCTTCAGCGGAACGAATCCAAACTCTGATTGTCTGTGTGTCTGTCCAGAAAGGATCGGGGGCCTGCATCAGATTCCGCTGATGCGCTAACGGCCGCCCCCGAAGCCGGGTCATTTGGCTCCCCAAGAGCCCTCTACGGATTCGAACCGCCTCCCTTCCTACCAAGCCTCGACCAGCGAGCCGGAATCGAACCGGCACTTCTCGTTCAGGCGGTGATGCACTCGCCCGGAAGGGTCTTTCGGTACTGGATCCAGCCCGTGAAGTTGCCGTGCAACTCAGGCTGCTCCCACTGAGGTAGCCAGGCGAGCTCGGGGCTAAAGTCAGGGTGACGCCCATCATCCGTCCCGGCAGCATGGCGAGAGAGTTGTTCGTCCCTCTGGTCATAGCGGTCAGGTGTGGCCTGGTGCTCGGCCGGCGAGGCGTGCAGAGGCACCGAACCAACCAACCGCTCATAGAGAGACAGGTCTGTCTCGATCACAGGCACTTTTTGTTCATGGGTCAGGTAGGAGACCCGAGCACACCGAGCGACCGAGACCCGCAGCAGAAGCACTTCAGGGGTGACCCTGACATCATGCTTGCTGATGTAGTCCCGAACGCCCTCCATGTCGGGCATGCCAGGGGTCTGATCCACGTAGGGCAAGTGCCACTCACCGGGGTACAGCAGCTTGGGTGTGCTGGCCTGCTGAGCCTCCCACATCGCATCCGCCAGCGCCTTGATCTCAGGCTGAGCGTCAGGGTGCTGGCGCAGGGCGTAAAAGTTCGCCCAGCTTGTGGAAGTCACCAGCACGTTGATGTGGCTGAATGGTTCCAAGATGCGGTTCACGATCTGCTTGTGGTAGCCAGCAGCCTCGAACGCTTTGGCGTGGTGAATAGCCACGTTCATGGCGCTGAGCCACGCGTGCTCTGATTGCCAGCCACCATCCTGGTCACTGGGATCCAGAATAACAGGGGCATCGTGTTCCTCGTGAGCCTGCATGCCCTTCTGGTTCTTGCCCCAGTGGATTGGCATGGCGGGGTCACGCTGGATGTCTTCAATCAGCTTGGACACCGGCACAGCCCGTGAGCTGCTGGCGTTCCGGGAGAACACCCGATGCGTCAAGAACTCGGCATGGATGAACCGCGGATAGCGCAGCTGCATCGTGGTGATGCGGATACCTTGGGAGCTGATCGAGTCAGCGATGATCTTGGCTGTGATGGTCACTTTGTTGGTTCCTTGTTTGACCACTCTTCAATGGCTTGCAGCAGTGGCTCTGCGTACACTTGAAGAACCAGGATACCTCCTTGAACGCGGGGCTCTCTATTTACGGCTTGAGCCGCCAGTCGGACGATACGCTCAGCCACTCGCCGGCGCTCCACTTCACGATTGTTGGCTTCGAGAAGCTCAGTCACACGGGCATCCTGTGCTTTACGGAGCTGAGCCACTCGTTCTACCCAAGCAATATCGCTCATGGCTCAAGCTCCCTCAGCCAGTGGGGGTGCTTGCTTTTCGGCGCTCTGATTGATGTGATCCAGGATCTTAAGCGCGCTGGGCGTCTTAATGTAGGCCAGCTTGCCCGGGTCCAGATCAATCCAAGACACGTTGGGCTGCGTGGTGTGGCCGCAGGGGAGCAGGCGGATGAAGCCCGAGCCCCACTTGGCGAACATCTCGTCGGCGCGGCGGAACAAGGCGACCTGGCGAAACACCCCCTTTAAGCGAAGGATGGCGTGCGCGTCGTCAATCACATGGAAGAGGTCCATGATCTTTGTCCTTTCAAGGATGGAGTTCACTTTCGATGGGCTCGACCAAGATTTGGCGCTTGGAGCCATCGGGCATGGTGACTTCGCCGGGCGGGTAGAACTCCGGGAAGCCGAGCAGGATGGGGAGTTTCGGGACGGTGTGCTTCACGCCGTTCTCGAAGAAGTACCAGCGATTGGCGTGATCATCGCGCACGAGTTCGCTGGCAGACTTGTCGTCGTCAGCCATGGTGGATCTCACTCAGATTGTGTGGCGGTGGTAGCTATCAGCGATCGCTGGAAGCTCGTGCTCCAAGATAGACTGGGTGACGGGGAGCTTCCTTTACGCCGACCGGGAAGAACTTGAACTTCACCAGGCTACCGGTGAGTTGTTGCTTCTGGCTCCACATCGAAGCACGCTCGGCGTCATTGAAGCCGGTGCCGATGTTGAACTCGATGCCGTCGAAGGGCGTGCCGGCGATGCCGCGGACCACGAGAGCACCTAAGGTGTTCAGGCCGGTCTTGTTGGCCTGATGCGACGAGCGCGCTGTGCGTCCTAGCTCATTGGTTTGCGCTTCGTTCCCGTTGTGCATCTTTTCTTCGAAGCCGATGATCATGGCTTCGCAGTCTTCGTACCGCTTCACCTTCAGCAGCTCTTGGCTCTTCGTGCTGGCTCGACCCTGCTTGTATCTGGCTCTAGGATCGCGGGTCATGATGCCCTCGTAGCCGAGCTGCAGGCACTCAGCCTCGAAGTCCTCGAGCTCTGCCAGGTCGCGGATCAGCTTCTGCTTTACCAGCTCGACGAAGCTGGGAAGACCCCCCATACGGTCTTTGAGCCAGCGAAGCCGGTCCTCGGTCGAAGAGGTTGGGTAGTCCCACAGGTCGAACACCAGGTACCGAAAGACCGGCACCTTCTCTTCGGCCATTACCTGGCTGACGGTGTTGCGATAGACGTCAGGATCGGTGGGATTGCCAACGATCAACTCACCATCCAGCCCGTGCATCTCAGCGCCGTGGTCGAAGAAGAGCTTCTTGATGTGCAGGTTCGGCACGGTCTTCATGGAGCGGGTCATTGCCCGCCCTTCCATGGCCATGGACCGGATACCGTCGATTTTGCCGGAGGCTAGGAGGGGGAAGCGAATGGTCGCAAAGTCGGCCTTGCCGGCGAGCATGGGCTTGAAGATCGTCATGTCAGTGAACCTTGCGGCCAATCTGGTTGGCGTTGATGATGAGGGTCTTGGCTCGTGCCTCCCGCCAAGCATTGATCTCTTGGATCGCCTTGAGTCGCGTGATGCCGCGGATCTCTTGGAGCTTGGCGACTGCCTCTGGCAGCTCACCGGCATTAAGCCTCTGCACCACCGAAGTGGGCAGAGAGAAGGTCGCGCTCATTGGTGTCTCTTCACCTGCTGGCGCGTCTTGGGAGCCGGGCCTAGCTTGAAGCCCTTGGCTCCCTTCCGAGAGAGCCGGCGAAGCTCTCTCGGGGTCGGGTGATTGTCGTGAGGGAGTCGCCCCGAATCACGGAGCCAGGGTGACACCCATGAATCGCCCGCTCCAACCAGCAGAGCGGCCATGAAGCGCCTCCACATCACAGCCTCGCCGGCACAGGACAGTCATCCTGGTCCTGGTAGCGGCCGGTGTAGTTGGCCGGGTTGTGCAGCTTGTGAAAGATCACCTGGGCGATGCCAGCGCCGGCCTCGATCTTGAGCTCGTCCTGGCCGTGATAGACCAACTCGAGTGTCAGGAACCCTCGCCAACCTGGCTCGATGACGGTGTTGAACACCGACAGTCCCTGACGAGCCCAAGTGGATTTGTCATGGACGATGCCCATGAGGTTGGTCGGCATGATGAACTCTTCCATCGCCGAAGCCAGGATGAACCGACCCTTGGTGATGGAGAGGACAGTTTCACCCTCATCATCCATCCACTCGCGCAGCACTTCCTGCTCACCATTGGGCGCACGGCGAAACGTGATGGCCTGCTTGATGCGGATGTCGTAGCCGGCCTCAGTGAGACCGTAAGACGCCCCGCTCGGGCCGCGCCACTTGTGGCGCTCCATGTTGAGGATCGGCTGATGGTGGATGAGGTTGTTGCCGTTGATCACCATCAGCTGACGCTCCACTCGATGGCGAGCATCGTCGGGCCGGTGGCCTTCAGGATCTCGAGGAGCTGGGCAGCCTCAGGATCATTCGCGGCCAGGGCCTCGAAGACGGCGAGCTCGTTCTGCTTCTTCACCTTGGCCTGCAGCTGGGCACGAGCCAGGGCCTGAGCCTCGGCGAACTCAGCGAACCGCTGGCGCTCCTCGATGCGCTGCTTGAGCAGCTTCATCGGGATCAGGAAGAGGTACGGCTTGGACGCCTTGTGAGGGGCACCCTCGATCAGGAGACCGCGGACAACACCGATGCCGGTCGCACGGAAGGAGTCTTCCTCCGAGCTCTCGATGTGCGAGGTCAGCACAAGGTCGCCGATCTCGGGGTTGTCACCCGGTTGGACATAGTAGTCGTATTGCCGGCCCCCGCTCGGGAACCGCACCTGAATGACTCGCATTGTGGTGGCTTTCAGCGGATGTGGGTGATCTCACCGAAGGGCACGATGGCCTTCCGATTCCGGATCGCTACCCAGATGATGGGGATGTCGAACGGCAGCTTTTCCATCGGATCGCACTCGAGGTCCGAGAAGATGATGGCAGCTGTCGGCCGGTGTTCGATGATGAAGTCACGGACGCATTCCAGGGAGGTACCTCCCCGGCCTACGATCTTGATCTCGTTAATCTCATCGCCCTCTTCGTACTCGATCACCTGAGTGATCCGAGTGTCGAACTGCGCCAGCGTCATCTTCGTGGGCTGGTACATATCCCAGACGTATTTCACCTCAGAGTTGAAGCGAATGGCGTCTGCTTGGGTGATGGATCCAGAGACGTCCTCGAAATAGACCAGGTGTTCGAGGCGACCGAGCTCCAGATACCGCGAGGGCAGGTAGGCCGTCCGGAACCGGCGATTGGGCCGGCTCCAGGTGTAGTCCTCGTCCGCAAGCTCGTTCATGAACCTGTGGAGCACCTGTTCCCAAGGAACAACTGGAGCCAGGAACTTCGAGAGGATCTCCTCGACGTCTCCCGGGATGTTGCCGGCACCGCCTCCAGCTTTCGCTTGGTTCACAGCTCGCACGGTGTTGTTCACCGCTTTGGTCTGTGACGCCTTGTTGCCGGGCTTGATGTCATCACACCAGCCAGGTGGAGGCGGAGGAGGCGGGTTCTTCACGAGGTCATCGTAGATGTCCTCTTCGAGCCAGCCGGCGTATTTCGGATCGAGGCAGATCCATTCCTGGATGTCGTCGAACTTGTAGCCGTCGGCCTTCAGATCGTTGTTGATCCGATGGTCGCAGGCGATGTTCCAGAGCCTTGGATCCCGGTTGCCGCACCGCAGGATGTGAAGCCGAGCCGGGTGCCAGAGCTCATGGACGAGCACGAAGCGCCTGGTGGGGACGTTGAGACCCAGGAAGAACTGGGGATTCCACCAGACGCAGGTACCGTCTGTCGCCGCGGTGAGAATGTTCTCGTCCCAGATGAAGTCCATGGAGCACATCAGGGAGCCCATGAACGCAGCGTTCTTGCCGATGAAGACCTCGCTCTTCGTCTTGTCGAGCTCTCGCTGCAGGACGTAGGGGTCGATCTCGACCGGTGCCTTGGCTTTTATCTCCTCGAGCGTGGCCATCAGACTTCTCGGGCCCAGATCTGAGCTCGATCCTTCTTCTTGGGCTTGAAGTGCTCGACGGCCTTCTGCTTCGCCTGAGCCAGGGAGCTGGCATAGACGTGGTACTTGATCGCCCCCATCCCGATCAGGAAGGTCCGGTCGATCGGACCCTTCTTGATGCTGATGTTGATGACGTGGGGCTCAGATCGCTGAACCTGAGATCCGTCCATCAGATGCTCTCCCGTTCACTGGGCGTTGAGGCGGATGTCGGGAATGATCACCGTCGGGTTGAAGGTCACCCGATAGCGGTAGGTGCTCGCCGGCGCGGGGTCGATCTGCTCGCTCATGTAGGAGACGGTCGTGGCCAGGCCGAGATGATGCCGCTTGAACGTGTCGCGGCCGGTCTTGCAGATGACCTCGAGCACGGTGGGGCGGACTTCCAGGGAGCAGAGCCCCTCGATCACCAGCATGGACTGGTTCGTCATGCCGTTGATGAAGGTGATACGCCGGTTGACCTCGAAGTTGTCGGCCGCACGAATCAGGTTCTGTCGGGCCACTTTGGCGGGATCGTCACAGGCGGCGAGAGTCATCAGGCCCAGGAGAGCCAGGGCGGAAAAACGCTTCATGTTGGTGTTCCTCAGGAGTGCAGGTAGCGCGACAGCTCGACCAGCGCCTTGCGGTACGCCGGGTGAGCCATGAGCTTGGGTTGCTTGATGGGGATCGAACGGAAGAAGAGGACCTTGAAGTCCAGCGGGAAGCGGTTCGCGTAGGTCGTGACCTTCTCGAACGTCTCCTCGGTCATCTTCTCCATGACGTGGGTGATGGTGGCCCAGCGTTCGGAGAGATCGTGCGGAATGCGGCAGCCAGCGGGATCGCTGATGATCTCACGCAGACTGATCAGGTTCGCGTACACCTGGCAGAACTGGACGAAGTCCACGGCCACACCTGAGGTGATGGTGCCGGCGTAGAGGGGCATCTTCTCCTCGATGACGGGCTTATCCTTCACCAGGCGATTCATGAACTCCCAGGTCCGCGGGCAGCAGAAGGTCCGCTCGTCGTGATCGGGGCGGAAGTCCATCAGCTTGCTGGGGTAGCGGCTCAGGTAGCCCACGATGCGGCTGTCGTAGCCGTGCTTGAGAGCTACATCTTCAATCCACTCCTGCTCGTGGCCGGCAATCTCCAGCTCGAACCAGATCATGCGGGACTGGAGTGCCGTGGAGATAGGCGACGTGATGGCGCGATCTGTGGCCAGGTTGCCGGCAGCAGCCATCACCACGTTCTCGTGGAAGCGATGCTGGCCGGTCATGCGATCCAGGATGCTCTTGTAGAGCGCCGCCTGAACAGCTTTGCCGGCCGACGTGATCTCGTCGAAGAAGATCATCCAGCCGTCCTTGCCCTCGGGGATCTCGGTGTCCTCGATCGGGAACACGTCCTCGAAGGGAGCGAAGCGGGCCCGGCCGTTCTTGATGTCCGGTAGGCCATTGAAGTCGGAGGGATCCGAGCCGGCGACACGATGGTCGATGAGCTTGAGGTTCAGCTCGTCACAGACGTTGGACATGATCTGCGACTTGCCGATGCCAGGCGAACCAAGCACGCAGGGCATGAGACCCTCATAGAGACAGTCGAGGACAAAGCTCCGCATTCGCCGCGGCGAAGTGCGATAGATGTTGACGGTCGATACGTTCTCTTGGTTGAGCGCGGCGCTCATGCGTGTGTTCCTTGGTTCGAAGAGGTATGGGAGAGTGTGGCTCGAAGGTTCTGCACATCGCGGAACATCCAGGGCTCAGCTGGAATCTTGCTGAGCCAGTCAGCCAGGGTGGGAATGCGGCCGCAGTCTTCACGAACGTGCTGCTCACCTAGAACACGGGTAGGCACGTCCTTGCCTTCGCTGTTCCGGATAGACACTCCGAACACACGCTCAGCTTCGAAAATGCCTTGGCTGTGATGCCTCAGAGCACGGTGCCGAAAATTGGCCATGTGCTCTTTGGAGGCATCAAACCACTCGTGGAGAGCCAGGTAATCCTCTGGCCTTCCACCATGGATCATTGCGGACGATTGAGCGTGCAGTAGAGGGTGACTCATTGCGGCATCTCTTCTGGCTCAGGCTCCTTATCCAGGGCACCTTCACTGAAGACATTGTTTTGATGCTGGATGACTTCGTTGGTCCAAACAGTGACGCAAACACCCTCTTTATAGGTGTTACCGTCAGAGCCTTCCCCATCTAGAATGAACTGGATACTGCCGATGCCGCCTTCGTTGTTGACCCAATCTGGCCAATCACCGCCGTGCTTGTCGTAGATGAGTTCTACCTCATCCATGATGGATTTTGTCAGCAGAGAATTGGCCCGGAAAGCCTTATAGGACTCTTCGTGCCAAACACCCTGATGTTGATCAATCACCAAACACGGCTCACTGTCCATTGATCCGTCATCACCAGACCCACTGAAATCCACAGTTGCGCCGACGACTTTGATCTCTGGATACTTTTGCTGAATCAGCTTGAGCCCTTCCCAAATGAGAGTGCGACGAAGCTGTTCAGCAAACACATCAGTGTTTTGAGTCACGCTGCTATTCCTTGGTTCGAGGTCAAGAAAAGGCCCGCCCCCCTTTCGGGGGAACGGGCCTGGATGTCTGTCTTGTTTTGCTTTGAGAGGGGCAAAACCAAACAAAGAGCTGACAGAGTTGAGTTATCTAGTGAGATGCACCCAAGTCAGAGTGGTGAGCCATAATAAGGCTCCTACGAAAATAATCTGCTTGTAACTCATGCCGCACCGCCCGCGAGACGGATCGCGGCGGCTTCTTCTACATCGCGAGCGAGGTTGAACCCGGCTCGCCTGTTGTGAGGGTTCATGGCGTCCAGAAACGCGGCGACTTCCTCGGCAACCTGAGCAAAGCATCCAGGCTGCACCGGCGAGCAATCGCAATTACCGCAAGCCGTGCGAGTTGCCACCTCCAGCGCTCGCTTGATCGCGTCATCACTCATCTGCGTTGCCTCCCTGCGTTGTGCCAGGCATCGGCGGGAGGGGGAGGGCGCGGATGGCAACCTCAAGGTTCAGCCACTCAAGATCAGCACACATGGTTGCAAAGATATCGCGCATCACCGCCGCGCCAGCCGCCCAGGTCGCCGCCTCGCGCGCGGTGACTTCGGCGGCAAAGCGGTTGAGAGCAACCCTGATTGCCTTTTCGCCATTCATTAGAATGGCGTCAATGGCGACGTTATCGGCATCCGGTTCGCCGCGTAGGTATCGGCGGTCTTGTGTGGCGGTTGCGATTGCATCCACCAGCCAATCCGCGCGGTCCTTAGCGATGTGCGCGGGATCGGGTCACGCGGGCGCGGTGTCAGTGGGCATCGTCGGATCGTGCATCACGTCTCTCCTGTGGTGGTGGGGTGGATGAGGGCGCGGATGGCAGCGGCGACTTCTTTCGCCATGTCCATCCTGCCGTTTGCTTCCCGTGCCGCCATCCACCCCGCCGCGAAGGCTTCGGCGCGGATCGTGGCGACCTCCTGCGGCGTGTGGCAGGGGCCGAGGTAGGAATACCAGCGTGCCATAGTATCAGGCTGGCCGTCGCCATCACTTTCAGCCCACGCACCGCTGTATTCGGTGCCGCATCCGTCGGCATCAGACTGCCACAACCAAGCTTCTGGCCATGCGCCGTTGCGCCGTAGCAGCCAATGGAACGCATCTACTTCCGGCAGGGTCGGCACGCCGGGGCGCGCGGGGTTAGGCCACGCGGGCGCGGTGTCAGCGGGCATCGGGCGTCTCCTGCGCGTAGGGACTGGCAGCGATAAAATCAGGCCACCAACGCCGCTGCCTTTCCATCAAAAGCGAGGCCGGGTGTGCATCAAGCGATGCAGCGATGTGGTCCCATTGAGCGTCTGTCGGTGTTTTGGGGAGCGCCACAGCCTCGCCGCGCAGCACCGCCGCAACGCCGGGATGCGCGGCGCAGAGATCGCGCAAAGCATCCGTCGCCGCGTCGTTCACAGACCCGCGCAGCGCAAGACGCGCACCAATCGCCCGCGCCATAGCCTCAATCAATTTCGGATCGTGCATCACGTCTCTCCCGTGGTGGTGGGTTTCGCAGCGAGGATGGCGATGTCTTCGCCAATATCGTTTGCTGCGTGCCACCGGCCTTCTTGGTGGTGGATTTCGCTGGTGTGGCAATCTTCAACGGCGCGCATGCGGCTGTGGCTGGCCCGGCGCGATACCGCGTCAGCGATGTCCACAGCCTCCCGCAGCGCGTCAGCGCGCGCGGTGGCGAGGGCTGCGCGGGCTTCGTCGCGTTCAGCTTGGAAGCGCCGGAACAGAGCGTTTCCTGCCCGCGCCTGCTCAATAAGCTCCCGCTCCGCATCAATCGCTCGCTGGTGCAGGCGGCGCAGCATGGCGGCGGTTCCCGGCAAATAGCAGGACGCCAGATGTTCGGCGTGTCGCTCCACCGCCTCGGGCGTGTCGTGCGGGCCAGTCATGCGCCGGGCCTCCCGAGAGCGGCGCGGATGGCTGGCAACGTGTGAAGCGCCGGGTCGCCCCTATCCGGCATGCGGATGAAGCCCAGGTCGCACCCGTTGACGATGAATTGCTCAGCAAGGTGCAGCGCCTCTCGCAACCGCGCCACTTCGTCCAGCAGCTCAAGCACGGCGGCGGGGTGCGCGGCTGCGATGTAGGCGGCGTCGGGTTTCCCGTCTCCTAGGATCCCCTCGCACCCGATAATTTCTTGGGTGCCTGAGTTGATATTCCAGCCGACCACTTCGCTTTTACCGCAGCGATCTTCGCGAATATCTGCCTCATGTGCCCACCCCCCCGGCGTTGCAGCTTCTGCCAACGCACGCAGCGCGGCGCGGTCAACCTTGCTCATTGGTCCATCCGTCTTGTGCGTGTTCATAATGTTGTGTCCTAAAGAATAAAAAAACCACAAAAAGACTGATTACTTTACAAAAACACTAACAGAAAAAATAAGGACCAGAGCACCAGCTTTCGCTGATGTTCTGGTCCATTGGTCACATGAGAAGACGTCTCACTCGTTTACCGTAGGCTGAGAGCCTGTGAAGAACTTGGCCACTGTCCACGATGATCAGGGTCGGTTGTATCCTCAGCAGTGAATACATCACCTCAGGCGACGGAGCGCTGGGATCATCTCGGGGCGACCAGGCCATCCAGACGTGCTTGGCTGGAATGGTCATCGTGCTGTCCCAGAACCAGAGAATAGCTTTCCTCTGCTCAGGGGTTAGGCTTACCACCAGATCCTTGATCTTCATGACAGTGCGTACTCCGCGTTGACGATGTCGTCGGCCAAGGTGGGATCCAGCTTGAAGGAGTCCCACTGATCACCAGTCAGCTGCGTGAGGATGTCACCCAGCAGGTTGCTGCGTGCGATCTCCTCCAGCAGGTTGTTGTACTGCCGGCGCAGATCGTTGCCGTAATTTGGTAGGACCTTGAAGCAATCGTGCGTGGTCAGAATGTTGAAGGGCTTCGCCGGTAGGCGATTCATCGTCCACCGAATGGTGTCGATATCCACGACATGCAGGGTGTAGCTGTCCAGGTGTTCCAGGATGCGAGTGGACAGGAAGCCTGTGCGCTCATAGTGACCCCAGAGGATCTTCACCATCTTTAGGTGATGTTCAGTGTTGTCTTTGCACACCCACTCTCCCTCCAACAGCTTGCGGAGATAACCGATGTTCACGACATCGAACTTGCAGCGCCGCAGCATCTCACGGACGATCATGCCGTCGATGCTGTGGGTCACATTGGCTCCGAGCGATCGGCCCTCCTCCATGGGCTCATTGACCTTGCGGAATGCGGTGTAGGGCTCGTCCAGGAACGTCACGTTCATGGGCACCGTGTTCATGACCTTCACATGGACGTGGAAGTTGTCCGGCAACACCCAGTCGTTGCTCAGCGCATTGGGGTTCCAAAGCTTCAGGAACTCCTTGTTGAGCGTCCAGACGCCAGGTGCCTCGTCCTCCATGGTCTCGACGAAGGTGTCATAGAGATCGCCGAAGACCTCCTTGGGCACCTTCTCTGAGCTATACAACGCAGTCATAATCGCTTGTTTTGCGTCTTCAGGATTGATGTTCTTGGCCATCTCAGGCCCAACGCGCTGACCCATGAGCTGACACACCAGCTCGTAGGCATTCTCACGCTGTCCGGTGTTCACCACATTACAAAGGCTGGCACCGCCGCGGTCGCAGGTCAGTGCCGCCAGGATCTGCAACCCTGACGACGTTGCATCCAGCGAGATGGGGTAGCCCGAAGGCTCCCCACGCATGGTGGCCTCGTAAGCCATGACGCCGGCGAAGTAGAGCGCCGGGTCCTTGGCCTGCTTGATCTGGGCATGGAGGCTTCCTTGGTTCACCTCGAACCAGGCGAGACGCTCAGCCCAAGTCTTCTTGTCGAGCCCAAAGCTCGAGGCAATGTCGATCTTGAGATATTCGAGGCCGGTGAAGGTCTGCACTGTTTTCTCCTTGGTTCAGAGTTTGCGAATCAGGTGATAGCGAGAAAGGCTTCGCCGTAGGTCGAACCATCGTTTCGATAGCCAATGCCACCTCTGTATTCAGGCCAGTGTTCGGAGACCTTTGAGCCTCCGACATAGGTAGAGACGCAGAAATCTGTTCCTTCGTTTCTGGATTCGATACGATGGGTGGTACCGGCCATCTTGCTGGTATAGGTCTCGAAAGTCTTGGACTTCCAAAGCTTTTTGGCTTCTCTGTAGTTCACCTGCTTTGCTCCTTTATTCAGATCACCTGAAGATCTTTCAGCCGAGCGATCGAGTGCTGGGCGTTGATGTGGGTGATCCAGATCCCACCCATCTTCTTCCAGGCCTTCTCGTACCGCGGCCAGTCGTCGATCAGGATGTCTCCCTTGGATCCATGGACGAACTTCTGGCTGGACCTGCAACAGATGACCTCGACGTGCGAGCCAAGGTGCTTCCGCACCCAGGCTTTCTTGTTGTCGGGTGCCTCAGGCACCGAGAATGGCACGCCGGTGATGATGGTCGGCTCCAGGTGCTTCACCGCATCCCACAGCTCGCGCATGTCGGACATAGGTGGGAGATTTAAGTAGAAGTCCTTGGTGTTCTGGATCCCACGCCAGTCAGCGTCGCCTGCTATCTTGCACGGGCTGAAGCCGAAGGTGGCCTTGTGATGGGCATCGAAGTCAGCGAGGACTCCATCCAAGTCGAGGAAGAGTCTCGGGGGAGAGTGGTGCAGGCTCATTCGCAGTGTACCTTCAGGCGCTCGAGACATTCCTGAATCCTCTCGATCTGTTGACGAGAGGCTTTGCCGAGGTTGACGCTCGTGATCCCAGCTTGAATCACGAGGTAACCGTTGTTGGTGATGGCTGCTTCAGCACCATTACCCAGGGTGATGATGACAACACTCATTGTACGATCTCCTTGTCGGTGAACTCGATCACCAGCTGTAGGTCGCAAGACCGGGGATCACGTCAGCGTCCTGATCCAAGTTGATCCACCAGCAGTTATGGGTTCGTGCGTAGGCGAGCAGAGCTATGAAGCTCTCGCTGAAGCCTGCATCACGATACCCTTCGTCCTGTTCTTCGGTGTCATCCAACGCGACATGGATGAACCACCCATATTCATGAGAAATGACACGTCCCGTGTTGTTGCTGCGAACCCCACTGCTGATAAGGTCCGCATCCTTTGATGTCAGGTGAGCACTTGAACCATCCAGGAAGGAACGGACACCAGTATTCTCGCTCATGTTACTAACTCCCTATCCGTGAACTCTATGACGGCCTTGTTCCAGGGATTACCTTGGTACGTCACATGGTATCCTGAGCAGTAGGTTCTTCCCCGCTTGTCATACCGGTGCGTGAGGTAGAACTCGTTGCCGTGCTCGATGAGCAGTTCCATCACGTCATGCGCGGTACGGTCGTACTTGAGGAAAGCCTTCTTGCGACGCATGAAGTCTTCCTGAGTCTCGTCAGCCTTTCGCTTGTCAAGATTCTTCCACTTGTTGTGGAGCATCCTCACGCATTCGAGGTTGATGCTGAGCTTGATCCCATTGGCTCTATTGAGATGGTCCAGGCAGACATCGTCATCGTGATGGTTGTTCTTGAGGATCACGGACGAGTTGGCGATCAGGTAGCCAGATGAGCGGTTGTGCTCGACGGTCTGGGGCTTCACCACCATGGGTAGCGGGTACTGGAACCGATCGAGCTCAGCCTGCACCTCGGTGGTCAGCTCGAAGCGGGTGATGAACATCTTGGTTCGACCGTCCCAGTCCACGACGTCGGCGTCCACAGCCTTGAGCAGCATGTCGGCCGTGAGCTGCGCGTCGTTGAAGTGGTGGTAGAGGAGCCCCACCATGGTCGGCACGTCGGCTCGCTTGTGGAGAGCCATCTGGACCAGGAGATCCATTCCGAAGAGCCTGGGGATCCCTAGATTGGTGAACTCCTCCTCGAAGTTGATGTCCGGACAATTCCGAAACTCGGCCATGAGCCGAGGGATCAGCTGGTTCTTGGCATAGAGCCGCTCCAGCATGACCTGGTGTTCGATCAGCTCCTGTTGCGGATCAACATGAACCCGTTCCATTACTTCGCTCATGGGTATTCCTTTTCGATCAGGTGACTCTCCACCCAAGCAACTCGGTGAGGATTCAGGTGCATATTGAATCCACGGACTTCCTCCGAGTACACTAAACCCCCTTGTTTGATCTGGGTGATGGAGTTGAACGGAAGGACCTCATCCAGCCCGGCATCCTCGAACTGATTATTCATCTCGAGCATAGCCCGCCTGTTCTGGAACTCGTTTGACTCCAGGAACCTATACAGATTCAGGCATAGGCCGGCGCTCCTGACGAACAGCCGACCTGGAGGCGCATTGCGGAGCAACCAGGCGTGGTAGGCCTGGTAGAACTTGGTCAACTCCGGTGACTGCATGGCTTTCTTCATTGGATCAATTCCTGTCCACGAACTCAGCCAAGGCTTCCTTGTCGATCTCGCGTGCGAGATCGAAGACCGGGATGCCGTAGCCATTGGCGATGCGAAGAGCCTGGCCGGTGCCACCACCTGCCAGACCGTCTTTGGTCCAGCACACGACCATCAGACTGGGCGTGACCAAGTCTTCGCCGAGGATCTGACACACGTTGCGGGTGTGGAGCTGTTTGGCGGCCGGTGAGCAGGCTTTCCAGTTGGGATGGAACTGGGAGGCCACTTCCATCTGGATGGTGTTCATGTCCGGCACCACGAAGCGTGGCGTCTCGAACCTGGGAGCGGTATTGAAGCCCGCCCAAGGCAGGTAATTGGTGACCGCGTGCATGCCCCTGTCGGAGCTCAGAGCACCGCGGAAGAAGGCCTGGTCAGCCCCATCAGCGAAGCCCGATCGCAGATGCCAGCCGTGGTCACCCAGGACTCGCCCGATGACCTCCATCTCCTCGATCACCGCACGAGGGGTCTGTCTGGAGCCAATACCAGCATAGTAGCGAACCTTGTCAGGGTGACCGATAGTGTTGCGAGGGGTGACAGCGTTCAAAACACAGTTCTCCTATCGCACTGGGTTGCCCCAGTGCGGTTGAGTGGATGGATTGTGAGAGGGTGTTGGTGCTGAGTTGGACTCAGCTGGCTTTAGCGGCCGTAGAACATCTGGTTGGTGATGTTCTGGGTGGTCATGCCCTTGTCCCAGTAGAGGCGCTGGATCTGGTTCTCAGGGTTCAGACCGTCGCAGACCTCGCCGTTGTAGGTCTGGCCTTCCATGTAGCAGCTGCCCTCTTCCTCGATCTGGGCATTCAGCCAGGCCGTGATCTCGCGGCGCTCCTCATGGGCCTCTTCGCTGAGGTAGGACCGATACTCGGTGTCGGCGAACGCGACGTACCGACGGGTCATCTGGCTGTCGAAGCTGTCGTAGCTCGGCTCATAGCGCCAGTCGTCCCACTCAGGACCCCAGTCGTCCTGGTAGTCGTCATAGGCCCGCTCATCATCCTCCCAGTCGAGGCGGTACCGCTCGAGCTCAGCTTCGTAATCCTCCTGGCTCTGATAGGTGGTGGGCCAGAACCCCATCTTGCCCTCATCCTCCTGGATCAGAGCCTGCATCTCAGCATGCGTCTGGATCTCGGGCATGGGCGGGTTCTTGATGGAGACCTGCTGGCGCTTGTACACCGCGTCCCAGCTGTAGTCCCAGTAGCTGTACTTGGTGCCATGCGTCGAGACATGCACACCGATCTGAACCGCATCAGGGTTGATCGGGTAATACATATTGATCCTGGCCACCGCCTGCTTCTTGAGCCGGGCCTTGTGGACCCGTCTATCGGCGCGCTTGTGACGCTGCAGCTTCGGGTGGAAAGGAGGAAAGTGGTAGGCAGCATTGCCCTTGGACATGACGAAAGTCTCTCCTCTGGTTCGATGATTCAGCCTATCTCCGAGCTTTAGGTGAGCTCTCTCCAATACATCCAGAATCTGGGTGCTTAGGTTTTAGATAGTTGAAATGGGAGTTGAACTTTTAGACCCGTATTTGAGGTATTTGGGTCTATCGTGTAGGCGAAAGCCCTGGGGAGCAGTGACAACCCCGAAGGATCATCACCACTCCCCAGCCTGGCCCGTGAAGGATCAGGCGAACGCTTTGACGCGGAACGGATTCTCCGCCTCGTTGACGCGGCTCTCCTGGCCCACACGCCGGAACTGCATGCACATCTCGCCATGAGCCGGCTGCTCGGGCACCATGATCACCTCACCCGGCTCGAGCTTGCCCACGACCTCCATGACGTCGTGCCACAGCCCCAGCTGGGCCTGCTGGAGCGGCGAGTTGGAGTTCGACTTGGGCAGCTTGAGCTGGTCCAGGGCGATGCCGCGGCCCGGGAGCGAGATGAAGCCGATGGTCTCGCCCTGCTGGTTCTGGCCACCATTCCAGATGCCCACGTTGATCCAGAACTCCGCGGGCACGAAGTCATCGGCCGGCGCATTGGCCTGGCCACCCGGAACGGGGCGACCCGGCATGCCGAGCGTGCGGCCGGAAATGCCCGAGCTGGGCGCACCCGAACCGAGCTGGGAAGCGGCCGCACCGACCGGACGACGGGCGTTGGACGGGAACGTGTCTTCGTAGCGAGCCATGATCGTATCTCCAGAAAAGGCCGAACTGTCCCGCAGGATCAGAGGCCAGGTTGAACAAGAAGGCGTGCATCAACACCGCCAAGAAGGCCGGAGGCCCCGAGACAGTGCAAACAAGAACAGGTTGTTGAAGGGGAAGAATAACCCGAGCGTGTAACCACCCAGGAGAAGGCGGGACCTAGTCGGTCCAGCCGATATGGACGCGCTCGTCCGTATAGGAGCAATACGCAGTCACACGACCCGAGGACGACGTCTCCGGATCATCGAGGTAGTTGTCCATGCAGAACTGGTGGATGGCGTCATCGCTTTTGAAACGATGCAGCAGACCACTGCGCTCATACTTGGTGGTGTTGGGCATGGGCTCCTCTTCGAGGCCCTCCTCCATATCGAGGAGTTGGTCCAGGAAGGCGAAGGCGTAGTCCAGCTGAGCATCCAGATCCTGGTGCTCACCAGAGTGGCGAGAGAGCTGTGCCATGGCTCACTTCTCCTCCCAGATGCGCTGCTGCCTGATGGCTCGGTCGATGACGACATGAGGCAGCATCAGCGATTCCTGCTGAGGCAGCAGAGGCTGCTCATCCTGCGGATACACGCCGGAGAGGTCCTGAGGATGGGTGGACAGGTAGTCCTGGCCCGATCGCCGACGGTTGTTCAGCCGGCGATTCACAGCCTCCTGCTCCAGTTCGGTCTGGCTCAGGTTGAAGGACATGACGCTCACGCCCACGGACATCAGAATCAGGATGACGATGAACACCACCGCCTTGTTGGACAGGCTCGGCAGCATGAGGACCAACACGAGGGCGAGGGCCACAGCCAGCAAGGCAGTGGCATAGAAGACAGCACGACTCACGAGCATCAGAGTGCTCCTTTCCTATGGTTCAGATGAGGTTGTGGAGAGGTTGAGTGGGACTCAGTCGCACTCAGTCAGAGTGGACGATGAAGCAGTCCCGAGAGGTCACACGCCGGCGAACAGGCGTGGGCAGGTTGGATCCCGGAGGCTGCTCCAGGACTGGGATCTCCAACGGAGAGTGGGCTCCGTAGGAATGAGCCTGACCCTGTGTGGTGTCAGGTCCGTAGGTCAGGCCCTTGAGCGTAGAGCCGAAGATGTTGGTCGGGATCTGGGCAGTGCTCTTCACGACGCCAGCCCCTGCTCGAGGATGGCATAGGTGCAGGCAGCCAAGGCCGGACAGGAGAGATGCTCAGGCCCATCCAGACCCTCATCAGTCGCAGCCTTCAGAGCGGCGTAGAGCGCAGTTTTGCGGGCCTCGTGCTCATGCTGGCGACGAAGAATCAGATCCTCCTTCGCCTCATTCAGACTGGTCTCATAGTTGGCGCAGATCCCCTCACCCAGCTTGATGAGGGCCGGATGCTGGAAAGCACCATGACGCCCAATGGTGCGGCTGAGGACAGGTCCCTTGGGCTTGGAGTTGCCCTTCGCGCTCTTGGAGTCACGCTTGAACTTCTTGGCCATAGCTATTCTCCTTGGTTCAGGTTGTGGGGATTGGCTGTTGGCTCAGTTACCTCCAGCCAGTTGCCGGCAGAGATCCAGATGCTGGTCATCAGCCCATTTCTCATCGTTACCTTCATCGAAGCAGTCATACATGATGACTTCTTTGACGATCTGAAACTTGGTCTCGAGGAGGTTGTCTTCGAACGGGTGTAACCAGGCCCCATCCACATCATCATGGGGAACCAGGTTTTCTTCGATGCCGAAGAACGAGGTGTTCGTATCGCCGTAAGTGATTCCCATTGCCATTGAAGTAGCTCCTTCATTGAGACGAGGACCAACTCGCTCGATGCTCGAGCGGTTTTCAACTCCTCATCCATCCTCGCAGCTGCGCTGCTTCGGGTCTCGGCTTCACCTCGACTCCATAAAGGCCGGAGGCCTGCACACCTACCAATCAGGTAGATTATCGAGTGTGTTTAGGTATTCGGGATTTGGGAATAGGTTTTGGAGAGTTGGGATTGGGATAAGATGAATGAACACAATAGCTACGAAATAGCTGTGCAACTCCCACTAACTCTAACTCTATCCCTATAGAGATGAACAGTGTTCACACTCTAGACCAGCTCAGCACCCACTAAGCTGAGGTTTAGGGTTATATAGTTACACTCAGAATTTAGAGTGCATTACGCCTCGTTTCACTCGGCTTGAGCTGCCCATCTCACATGGTTCAGATAGGTATCTTGCATCTGCCCATCTCGTAGTGAACCCCTACTCCCCAGGTGTGAGACCTGAGGAGCAGAGAGCCTGTGTTCGTGTAGCCTAGACGGTGGCGGAAGCGAGCTTGGCCCGGCGAGCCTTACCCTCTTCGATGGCCTTGCCGATGAGATCGAAGGACTTCTGGAAGTTGGCGTGATGCTCAGGCGACTTGGCCTGGAACTCCTGCGCTTCCGCGTAGAGCTCAGCCATTTCCTGAGCCTTACGGATCTGGAGACCGATCGAGAACTGAGCATTGTCAGCGTCGATGCGCTCCTGCTGGTGCTCGAGAGCGTTGGAGACGTAGTTGTCCAGGAGCTGGACGGACTTGGTGGCAGCGTTGAAGACCGAGCCAACCGTGGTGGCAGCCGAGGAGATGGTGCCGAAGAGCGAGCCAGTGGAACGGGCAGCCTGCGAGGTGATGGACATGGGAGCATAGACCCTATGGATGATGAGGGCATGATCGCCCCATGAAGGCCGGAGGCCAGAGCGCAGGGTAAAGAAGAGGTGGGGGCATAGTGAGACACGAAAGCGTGTAAGCCCCGGGGGGGTGGTTTGTTCGAGACGAGCGCGAACGTGTAACACTGCCCCCGTACGTCACTATCACCGTCCACAGAACCTTCCTCAAAAATATATAGAATCCACCACTCATAAGGCGATCTATCTTAGAGGAACAGTCTTGAACTTTGTGACCATAAACTCCGGAGGAGTTAGTACAAAAGTTATCTCTATTAAGCAGGTATATTTGAGGAAGGTATATTTCTTACTAACCTAGAGATCTGAACCAGGGTTCTTACCCTGGTTCAGATTACACTCCCCCTCCTATCAATTCTCCTCTTAGAAAAGAGAGAGAAGAGAAAGTCCCCGGTGGGGTGATGGGATTTGATTGGCCGCGCGCTTCAGTGGGTACACCCCTAAAACCAGAAAAGCTATGTGGCTAGTCAGAGTTGAAGTTTGTTGACCTAAAGTCGTACTGAGTCTGCGTAGAAACCAAAGATCCACCGGGCTGATGCCTAGTGGGTCTCGCTTGGGTGGCTGGGCCTTCCGTCTGACTCGACCTACTTCTCATCTTGAGAATCGGGATGCAAGCGGAATATTCGAGATAAGTTGAGAAAAAAATTGGGTGGGCTTGTCGCAACCAATTCGAAGGCAAGAGGAGGGAGAGGGCGATCAACCTATGTGATGCCATCGCGTAGTGCGACGTAGTCAGGGATCAGCCCTCTCGCTCCATGCTTCCCCCACCCTACGGAAGCAACCGGGTGTCTCTCAGGATCGGCCGGCCAGTCCTGAATGAGGACGATTGGTAGGAAAGTCAATTCGATTTAGACTTACCGAGTACACCTTCAGCGCGATACATCACCTAAAGCCAATCCGTACTCGCTGAGGGTGTAAATCGTCATGGACATTACTGAGGATATGTTGAAGGAAGTCGCGGTTGCACCGCGAGTCACCCAAGACCAGGTCGAGGCTTACATCAAGTCCGAGCACTACTTCACGGCCAAGGACGGCGTCCTCGGCGCGCTGAGTTCGGATGGTGTGCCGGCCACTCCCTATGAGAGGTTCAACCAGCCCGACGAGCTCGGCCTCCTCACCATCTGCGTGATGGTCCTGGCCAACGGCTTCACCGTCCTCGGCAAGAGCGCCTGTGCTGATCCGGCCAACTACAAGCCCGAGATCGGCCAGGCCATCGCCCGCAAGAACGCCGTGGACCAGATCTGGCCCTTGCTCGGCTTCGCCCTTCGGACCCAGCTGTCCCAGGCGCAGCACCAATGAAGCGCCCGACTCCCACGACCGAAGAGATCATCGAGGTCTATGAGCGCCTTGGTTCAGCTTCCGCCGCGGCGCGTGAGCTGGGCATGGCCCGATCGACTCTTCGCTGTCGTATCGGTGCAGCAAAGGTGGCTGTGCCCACTCAGGGCTTCGAGGTCGCCGGCGACACCCAGACCTTCGACAAGGATGGGAACCTGGTTCGCCAGACCATCCGGACCAAGCCAGCCCCGGGCGCGAAGCACGAAGTCCCCAAGGGTCATGTGGTCAAGGGCGAGAGCGTGCTCACGGATGCTGCAGGCAACGTGACCATGAAGTGGGTGAAGACCCGCGAGGATCTGGTCAGTGCCGGCCTGGTCGATGCCATGACTGCGGCGATCGAGAAGTTCACCGGCCTGGCTCCCGTGGTTCCCGCCCCTGAGTTCACCAACGAAGAGATCCACACCTTCTATCCCCTCGCTGACCTGCACATGGGGATGTACTCCTGGGGTCGGGAGACGGGTGACGACTACGACGTCGAGATCGCCACCAAGCGAGCCAAGCTGGCCTACCAGAGCCTGGTCTCCCTGGCTCCTCCGAGCCGAACGGCCACGCTGGTCAACCTCGGCGACTTCTTCCACGCCAACGACCAGAAGAACGTGACGCCTGGTCACGGTCATCAGCTGGATGTGGACGGCCGGCACGCTCGTGTCCTGGAGGCCGGCGCTGATCTGCTGCTCGAGCTGATCACCATGATGCTCACCCGGCACAAGCAGGTGGAGATCGTGTGCCTCCCGGGGAACCATGATCCCACGGTGGCCGACGCGCTGCGGGTGGCGCTTCGCCTCTACTACCGCGGTCATGATCGGGTGGTCGTGGAGAACTCCCCCAAGATCGCCTGGTACAAGCGGTTCGGGAAGAACCTGGTGGGTGCCACGCATGGGCACACCATCAAGCAGGTGGACCTCCCGGGCATGATGGCCTGTGACCGGGCCCAGGACTGGGGCGAGACCCAGTTCCGGATGTTCTTCACCGGACACATCCACCATGAGCGCGCGGTCGAGAAGGCCGGCGTGCGTGTCGAGAGCTTCCAGACTCTCGCCTCTCGGGATGCCTACGCCACCGCTGGTGGCTGGCGCTCCGGCCAATCCGTCCAAGCCATCACCATCCACGCGGAGCGGGGCGAAGTCTCGCGCTCGCGCGTCAACGTCAATTCCCAGAAAGCGAGCGCCTGATCATGTCCCTCGATCGCATAGAAGACCGCAACAAGCCCCAGATCTTTCAAGGTGCTGTTCCGCTTGCCCCGATCGCTCCCCTGGTTCGTCAGGGCGTCGTCGGACTCCTCAACCCGATCCTGAGCGAGCGTGATCCTTCTGGCCTGGATCCCCACGCCAAGGGTGCCAAGCTGGACGCCGGCAAGGTTCGTCCTTCCCTGGTTCTGGGTGGGTTCTCCCTGGCTCTGATGGAAGTGAGCAAGGTCGGGACCTACGGCGCGAACAAGTACACCGACAACGGCTGGATGCACGTAAAGAACGGCATCGAGCGGTACAACGACGCCAAGATGCGGCACCAGTTCGCTGAGATGGCCGGCGAAGAGTGCGATAGGGATACAGGTCTCCGTCACGCAGCCCACGAGGCCTGGAATGCTCTGGCTCGCCTGGAGCTGCTGCTCCGTCAGGACAAGATCAAGAAGGAATCGTCGTACTTCGGCAAGGCTCTAGGTGTAGCCGGCGTGGTGTTCCGGGATTCGGCCGCGGTCAATACCACGGATTGATGTGCCATGCTCACCCAGGATCAGGTGGCCCAGGCACTGCCGGCCAATCTCAAGTCTGCCGCAACACCTGCGTTCGTCGCGCAGGTGAACAGCATCGTGTCGGATCCCTTGATCGCTGAGCAGGTTCGGAACAACTTCGTCTCCTACTCGCGCGTCCTGCAGGAGGGGAAGTTCAAGACCGAGGACTACCTGCACGCTGTCGTTTATGTGAGCCACAAGCTCATGGGGCTGTCGAACCAGGAGGCCTACTTCCGGACCTTTCCGGCACGCCACCAGGCGCTGATGGCCAAGGGCACCAGCAACAAGGACATCTCGGCCTATGTCGCGGCGTATCACCGCGGCAAGCTGGTGAACCTCATCATGGAGCAGAGCCTGGTCCCGAGCTGGGTGCTGAACCAGGACATCTACCAGAAAGCCATCAACGTCCAGGCTGAGCTCATGCTCACGGCCAATTCTGAGAAGGTTCGGTCGGACGCAGCCAACTCCATCCTGACTCACCTGGCCAAGCCCAAAGAGGTCGGGCCCTTGGTGAACCTCAACATGCCGGACACCGCGGGCATCACTGAGCTGAAGAACATGCTGTCCAGCTTGGCTCAGCAACAGCAGGCTGCCATCCAGAACGGGATGTCGCCGGCGTTGATTGCTGCTCAGCGGGTCATCGACGTGGAAGTCGAGAAGGCAGAAGAGCCGTGAGTAGCGGCCTGTTCACACAGCCGGCCATGGCAGGGGTGACACCTCCCCCTTTGCCTCCAGTCGCTGCGTTCAATGTCGCAGTGGCTGCCAGCACACCTGTGCCTGCTCTCCTGGCTCAAGAGCCCAAGCAACGTCTGAAGATGGAGCTGGATGAGTGGCTCGATGGCGTGGACTACCGGGAGCTGAACACTTCTTCCTATGTCCCGAGCGAGTTCGCGCTCACCTATATGAACTTCATCAAGCTGGTGAACGGGGCCGAGGGCGAGAGCCACAAGACACCCCCAGTCCACCTGAAGATGCTGGATAAGCTGGCTCAAGGTGGGAAGCGATCCTACATCGCCAATCTCTGCTTCCGCGGTTCCGGCAAGACCACCCTCTTCATCGAGTACCTCACGCTCTTCCTGGCGGTGTTCGGGTATCTGCCTGGGTTCGGGCAGATCACAGGGATGATCTACGTCTCTGACTCGATGGAGAACGGGGTGAAGTCCGCCCGGAAGAACATCGAGTTCCGGTACAACAGCTCGGAGTTCCTCAAGGAGTGGATCGTCGAGGCGGTCTTCACCGACAAGGAGCTCTTCTTCCGATCCAAGGACGGCAATCGTCTCACGGTGAAGATGTTCGGTGCCAAGACGGGTCTCCGCGGTACCAAGATCGACGGCAAGCGGCCGCAGCTGGCAGTGCTCGATGACCTGGTTTCGGACGATGACGCCCGGTCTCTGACGGCCATGAGCAGCATCAAGGACACGGTGTACAAGGGTGTCGAGCACGCGCTGGACCCAGTGAAGCGCAAGGTCATCTTCAACGGCACTCCCTTCAACAAGGACGACATCCTCATCGAGGCGGTGGAGTCCGGTGCCTGGGACGTCAACGTCTGGCCTGTCTGCGAGAAGTTCCCCTGCGAGGAGAAGGACTTCGTCGGGGCCTGGCCGGATCGGTTCTCCTACCAGTTCGTCAAGGAGATGTACGATCGGGCTGTCCTGCTCGGGAAGCTCGCCGGCTTCAACCAGGAGCTCATGCTGCGTCTGACCTCGGAAGCTGATCGTCTGATCCTGGACTCCGAGATCCGCTGGTATTCGCGCAAGCGGCTCCTGGCCAACCGGGGCTCGTTCAACTTCTACATTACGACGGACTTGGCCACGTCGGAGAAGAAGCACGCCGACTACAGCGTCATCTCGGTCTGGGCCTACAACCACATCGGTCAGTGGTTCTGGGTGGACGGCATCGCCGAGCGCCAGACGATCGACAAGAGCTTCAACGATCTGTTCCGCCTGGTTCAGCTCTACTCGCCGCAGCAGGTGGGCCTCGAGGTCTCCGGCCAGCAGCAGGCCTATGTGAAGCTCCTGCAAAACGAGATGATGAACCGGAACATCTGGTTCAACTTCGCCAGCTCGGAGAAGTCCGGTGAGCCTGGCATTCGTCCTCTGACGGACAAGCTCGCCCGCCTGAATCTCGTAGTTCCTTGGTTCAAGTCCGGCATGATGCACTTCCCCGAGGAGCTCAAGACCTCGGTCATCATGGGTCGCTTCGTGGGCCAGATGCAGCTGGCGACGATCATGGGGCTCAAGGGCAAGGACGACTGCCTCGATACGATATCCATGCTTGGGTACCTCCAGCCTTGGAAGCCGAGCGCGGCATCACCTCTCATGGGTCACAACGGTGGTCCTCTCTTCGATGATGAAGATGAGGGACCGAGCAACACCCACCGCCTAGAATCCTACACCGCCTAACTTGAACCGCACTCCGCGCCGCTGAGCGCAAGAGGTGTCCCATGAAGCTCCAAGATCTCTTCGCTCAGCTCTCCTTCCAAGAGCTTCGCAACCTGGCGATCGCCAATGACGGCGACGGGACCATCACGACAGCCGGGCAGCCGACCGTTGTGGGGTATGTGAACGACGCTCTGCTGAAACTCTTCACGGATCTGGTGCTCAAGCAGAAGGATCTGGTGATCCTGATGCAGGAACACATCACGAACTACCACCTGATCCCGCGGTTCGCCGAGAACTACGTCCCTGCGTCGCCGGCCGAGAGCGAGACCTTCCGGTACATCCTGGATCTGAATCAGGAGCCCTTCACGGACGATGTCGTTCGGGTCCTGAAGGTCTTCGACTCCAGCGGTGTGCAGCTGAAGCTGAACGACAGCAACGCCGTGTACTCGGTGTTCACGCCCCAAGCCAAAGTACTGCAGGTCCCCTGGCCGACCCACAACCAGACACTGAGCATCCTCTATCAAGCCAAGCACCCGAAGATTCAGGGTGATTTGGATGAAGAAGTCGAGATTCCAGATATTCTTGAGGAAGCTCTGCGAGCATACGTCGCATATAAGGTGTTCAGTCACATGAACACGGCGGTCAGTACGGCCAAGGCTACTGAGCATCGACTGAACTACGCTTCGATCATTCAGAGCGCAGTCGAGAAGGACTTGGTGGGTACGAGCATCTCATCGTCCGATGTCAAGTTCCGCGAGAGGGGGTTTGTCTGATGCGAACAGTGAATGACCCCTACGGCGGCAACGCCGGCCTGGTGGACAAGCTGATCGGTACAGCCTTCGACGTCGTGCGAGCTGTCCAGCGTGAGCTGCCGGCGATCAAGTATGTGGCTGGGAACATGCAGGCCATCGTGGCTCTGGCTTCGGCCCAGCCCGAGAAGTACCTGATGGTCGGCGGTTCGACGGGATCCCTGGGTTCCACGGTCGAGCTCGATCTGCCTGCGACTGTGACGCCGGCGAATATCCGCAGCATCAGCGTCATGATCGTGACAGCCACCGGCGACGTCTATGGGGATGCCTCCGGTCTGTTTGCCGCGGCGATCGTCAACGGCTTCGTGCGGGTGACTCTCTTCACCATGGCTCCGGTTGCGATGGCCAACGCCGAGATCCGCTGCCGGCTGTCCTACGAGAGCTGATCCCCATGGCTCAGTTCACCTTCATCCCGTTCGAGACCTTCATCACGGCCCGGCCGGTGAAGCATCACTCGAGCCGGGTGTACCTGAACAAAGAAGAAGGGTTGGAGCTCAGCAAGATCACGCTGACCTTCCCTGACACACAGCTCGGCGCTTCCAGTGAGACAACACTGGTTCTCACAAATATTGGCGATGTTCCAATCACCATCACAGGTCTGGATATCACCGGCAGCGTCACTGATTTCTCGGTGAATCCCTGAACTATACCTGAAGGAACACTTCCATGGCCAACCTCATCTTCCCCAAGTTCAAGCAGGCGATGCTCTCCCCGGGCGTGGACCTGGTCAACAACTACATCGGCTCCGGCACCGGTGCCGCTCCGACCGCGGTGACGCTCAAGGCCATCATGGTCAAGGCCCCCTACGCCTATTCGGCGGCTCACGAGTTCCTGTCCGATGTGGGCGCGAACACGGTGGGCACGGCTCAGACCCTGGCCTCCAAGACCGTCACCAATGGCGTGCTGAATGCGGCTTCGGTCACCTTCGCCGGCGTTGCGGCCGGCAATACGGCCAATGCCCTGGTGCTGTTCCTCGACACCGGCACGCCGAGCACGTCCCGCCTGGTGGCCTTCATCGACACCGTCTCGGGCGGTTCGGCCGTCTCCGTCGTGACCAACGGTGGCGATGTGCTGATCAACTGGGACACTGGTGCGGCCAAGATCTTCGCCGTCTGAGCCCGTCGCTGTGCTGATGCCCTGAGCCAGATCACCTGGCTCAGGGCTTGATGAACGCTTTCTGGCTGGGTGGATGTCATGCCGACGCCGAGTGTACTCCGATCCTCGACCTTTGACGCTTCGGCGCAAAACCCGGTCAATTCGGTCAACTCCTTCAACGCGACAGGGGCTTCGCTCCTGCTCGTGTACTTCTGGGGCTACTCGAACGAGTCGCCGGCGAACCTGGCTGCGAGCTTCAATGGCGTAGCCATGACGCGGCTTGGGACGTGGCCGACGACTGCTGTCATGTCTGGTGCGGTGTTCGCTCTCGTCGCGCCGGCGCAGACCACAGCCAATGTGGTGGTGAACTCGCCTGGGCTCACCTATGTGACGAACCAAGGCAGCGTCACTGTCATCGCCATCCAGAACAGTGCTGCTTCGTCCCCGATCGAAGCGTTCGACCTGGACAGCGGCACAACCACACCTCTCACTTCGTCGGTCACGACCGCTGGTGGTGAGATCCTCCTGCTTGCTGGTGCTGGCTCCTACGGCGGTTCGGGCCCGAGCATCACCGGTACAGGCGCGACATTCTCCAACTTCATCACCGATCCAACGGTCACCTCCTTCTTCAAGGAGGCGTTTGCCACTGCTTCTGTGACTGCAGCCGGCACTTACTCGTCTGCGACCAACGTCACGGGCGGTACCCTTCCGGCTCAGCAGGGTCTGGTTGCCATCAAGGGTACTGCTTCGGCCACAAACCAGACCGTCAATCTGAGCGGCATCTCGAACACCAACTCGGTGGGTCAGCCGAGCATCGTTCCCAGCCTGTCGATCACGATGGGCGGTATTGCTTCTGGCTCGGCCGTGGGCGAACCGAGTGTGGCTGCCTCCCTGGCTCTGACGGTCGAAGGCATCGCCCCCACAGCTGTCGTGGGTGATCCGACGATCATCGCCCCCGGGACCATCCAGACCCTCTCGATAGAGGGCATTCCCTCTGGCTCCGTTGTGGGGTTGCCGACTGTGATCGGTCCTCCCCAGGAGATCACCCTCGAAGGGATCCCTGAGACCAGCGTGATGGGTGAGCCTGAGGTCCGGTCGATCTACACCGTGTCTCCTCTGGGGCTGGAAAGTACGCTCGAGGTGGGTGAACCCTCGCTCGATCTGAGCCTGTCTCTGACGATGGGTTCGATCCAGAGCACGGCTCAGCTTGGCTTCCCGACGATTCCGATCCCGCCCACGATCCTGTCGATCGCCGGCATGGTGTCCACATCTCGAGTGGGCCGGCCCAAGCTTGCGGTTCCGACGATCTTCCCGATCGTGCTGCAGCCTGGTGAGAGCCGGACTCTGGTGGGTGTGTTCACCCCGAGCCAGACGGGTCTTCGCACGGGCACACTCAGCATCTCCTACGACGATGTCCTGTCGAAGAGCGTGCCTCTGTCGGGCATCGGCCTGTCGAACATCGTGGTCACCATCAGTGATGGCGTCCTGACGGACGACGTCACAACCATCACCATGACGATCAGCGACGGTGTGATCACCGAGGGCACAGTTACGTCCGAGAACGTGGTCCTGCAGATGGCTGGCATTCCGTCCAACAGCCAGGTCGGCCGGCCTACCATTGAGGCAGCTGCTGAGGGTGCGCTCACCTATCTCTCGGCGGATGGCGCGCTCATGCGTGATGCCTCCGGTGAGGGGGTCCTGCTGCGCTCCTGCAACTACTACGGCCTGGAGCAGGCTGGTGTTCCCTATGGCACCTGGGCTGCGCCGTACAAGACGATCACGGTGGGTGGGGTCACCCAAGAGGGCATGCTCGACAAGATCAAGCGCCTTGGCTTCAACTCGATCCGACTTCTGGTCAGCGTGGACATGACCAAGACGGACTCCGAAGGGAAGTTCTTCACAGCTCGCACAGCTCCCGAGACGCCGGCGTGGAACAGCACCTTCATCAATGCGGACCTGAACCCGGATCTCGTGAAGTCCCGGGATGTCATGACGGGCTACATCGTCCCGCACGACGTCATCACCATCCTCGACAAGCTGGTCGATCACTGTGAGGCGATCGGCCTTCGCATCATCTTCGACATGCACTGCTTGGCCGCGGACAACAGCAACATCAACACGACCCAGGGCAAGTGGTACACCACGGCCACACGCTTCGGCGCTGAGTCGGGTGATCGCTGGACCCGCTGGATCGACGGTGCTCGCCGGAACGAGACCAGCTACATCGAGGCCTGGAAGTTCTACGCCAACCGGTACAAGAACCGGCCGGTGGTCTGCGCCTTCGACCTGCTCAACGAGCCGTACAACTCCACCTGGTCTCGCAACCTGGATCACGGCCTGGTCGCTCTTTACGAGCGCGTGGGCAAGGAGATCCACGCCATCAACCCGGATGTGATGCTGATCTGCGAAGGCAGCTGCACACCTCCCGAGGATGCCTGGAACTTCGACGAGACCTTCACCGAGGGCGAGAAGACCTGGGGCTCGATCTGGTCGGGCTACCTGCAGAAGGTTCGTGACCCTGCTCTTCGCATTGGCTCGGCTGAACCCGGCATCGAGCCGAACAAGGTCGCCTACTCTCCGCACGAGTATGGCCACGAAGCTGGTCCTCCCAACTGGTTCACGAAGTCGCTCAAGGGCAAGAGCTTCCCGTCCAACCTGTTCGAGGTCTGGCGTCAGCAGTGGGGCTACCTCGCCGAGGAGAACATCGCACCGGTCTGGATCGGTGAGTTCGGCTCGACCTGGCGTGTCGGAGATGCCGGCTTCACGACCGAAGCCAAGGCCATGGACCAAGAGTGGCTGCACCGCCTGGCCGACTACTGCCATTCGCGCCGGATCGGTACCGCTTTCTGGGGCTTCGTGCCTGACGTGATCGGTGGCCTGGTCGAGACCGACTACGTCACGGAGCGCACGGACAAGCTCACGGGCTTCCTGAACCGGTTCTTCGACCCGGCACCCACACCTGTGGAAGCTCTCCCTGCTCCTATCACTGGTTCGGGCTCGAGCTCGCCTCAGTCGATCACTGTCGCCGGAATTGCCAGCACAAGTCAGGTTGGCCAGCCTTCTGTGTCGGTTCCGTCGCTGATCCCTGATCGGCCGGTGGTGGTCTATTTCGAGACCTGGGCTGATCCCTCTGTGGCAGATGGGGCTGACTCGCTGATGGTCACTGCCATGCCGTCCAATGTGGACGTCGTGAATGTGTCCTTCGCCAAGCCGAACCTCACCTATACGGCTGGCTCGTACAACATCAGCGACACCGGCCTGAACTGGTCGTTTGGGGGTCTGAACCTCAAGCAAGCGGTGACGGCTCTGCACGCCAGGTACCCCAACATCAAGGTCCTGCTTTCGGTGGGTGGATCTTCCTTCGCCACGTCCACCAACTGGAACTCCCTGAACCCGACCGCGATCGCCAATCTAGTGGCTGACATCGGCTTCGATGGTGTGGACCTAGACATCGAGCTCCCGGGCGTCTGCACGGTCACTGGTGGGACGATCAGCTGCACGGAGGATGCGCGCTACGTCTCGGCGGTGGACTCGATCCGAGCTGTCCTGCCGCGGCCGAAGATCCTGACCATGGCTGCCTTCGGTGTGGGTGCCTACCGGGTTGGGCAGTTCACAGCTTCCCAGCCGGAATGGTCCCTGGGCGGCGACATGGTGAACTTCCTTGGCTCTGCCTCGGCGTCGAAGGTCGATCTGATCTTCGTGATGGGTTACGACAGCACGGACGTTTACAACCCACAGGAAGCCTTCACCGCCTATCGGGCGCTCTGGAGTGGTCCCTTGGTTCTGGGTATGGCCGTCCATGGTGGCTCGGAAGCCCCCACCTCGGTCTTCGAGATCGCAGCGAACAAGGCATTCCTGGCTGCCGATCCGAAGGCTGGTCTGGGCATCTGGTCGTTCTTGGGTACCCCGAACACCAGCTCGATCCCTGCTGGGCCGCTGAACCCGACACCTCTGCAGATGCTGACTGCCATCGGAGAGCTCTCTTCGACGGTGGAGACGTTCACGCCGGCGCGTGTGCTCAACATCGGTGTGGATGCGGCTCAGAACCATTTCGAGCTGCAGATGGCTCGGACAGGTGATTCAGGTCCCAAGATCTACACGATGGGCAACCTGATGGCCGGCTACACCGAGGATCCCTACTTCAAGGTGACCGATGTCGCCGGCGTGAAGCGGGTCCAGATGCGTGTGGCGCTGGATGCTCCTGTCCTTGGTTCCACGACGTTCGCTCGCTGCGAGCTCCGTGAAGTGGACAAGTTCGGGACGAACATTGCCTATAACGCTCTGGTCGGCACGCATGAGATGAGCGGCAAGACCAAGATCACCCACCTGCCTGCAGCTGACCCTGAGATCATCATCGCTCAGCTGTTCAATGGTGATGCCGATCGTGTCTGCATCCGTACTCAGCTTATCTCGGGTGTCACCAAGGTCCTGATCCGTGTGAATGGAACATCGACTGGTCTGGCGCGGATCTACGAAGACTACGTCATGGGGACGGAGTTCTCGTGGAAGATCCGGGTCTCTGGAGGTGTGGTGACAGTGTTCGGCAATGACATGACTACGCCTCTGGTCACTTCCAGTGATCTTGTGGCCACAGCCGGCGTCAACACCTGGTACTTCAAGGCTGGTGCCTATTCTCAGGCTACGCCGGCGAGTGGTGGTGCTGGTGAGTATGTCGCTGCCGAACTCCGCGATCTCGTCGTCTCGCATAGCTGAAGAAAGACAGAGCAATGCCCCGCAAAGCTACATTCACCGTGACTCTGTCTGGTCCGAGCACGGTTCCGGTGACGGTCTCCTACACCACCCAGAATGGGACCGCGACAGGTGGAGCCAGCCTGGCCACTGCTGGGGTGGACTACGTCTCGAAGTCGGGCACGCTGAGCTTCGCCCCGGGTGAGGTCTCCAAGACGATCGAGGTCTCGGTTCGGGATGATCTCGCCGGCGCTGCTACCGAGGCTTTCCGCTGTGTGCTGAGTGCGCCCATCAACGCTGTCTTCCCGACGAGCAATGAGTTCGGTGAGTGTGTCATCCCTGGCTCCGCGGCGCTCCAGCTCACGGTCAGCTTCCAGTCCATGGTTCCGGCACCTGCAGCTCCGATCCTGAAGCCTCTCTCGGCGGTTGGGAACCAGTTCGTGGACAGCGACGGTCAGATCGTCCGGCTGCGCGGCATCAACTGGTACGGCAATGAGACCAACAACCTGATCCCTCTGGGTCTGTACCGCGGCCGCGCCTACCGGGAGATCATCGACCAGATCGCCGGCCTGGGGTTCAACTGCATCCGGTTCGTTTTCGCCGATGACATGATCACCTCGACGGCTGTCTTCAACAACACCTCGGGTGACCTGTTCGTCGGCAATGTGAACGAGGACCTGGTTGGTCTCACGCCGATGCAGGCCTTCACCAAGATGGCTCAATACTGTGCCGAAGTGGGTGTTCGCATTCTCCTGGATCACCACCGGATCTCCGTGGATCCGATCCGCGAGGGTGACAGCGGCTTCGGCACGGACGGCTGGCCGACTATGAACCTGGCCACGGACACCTTCCTCTACGGCGGCTCGAGCACGCCTCGGACCTACACCGAGACGATCTGGGGCTCCTTCTGGGAGAGCCTGGCCACCTATTGCACCTCCGGCGTCTGGGCCACGGATCCGAAGCTCAAGAACGTGATTTGGGGCTTCGAGCCGCACAATGAGCCGCACAACGTCACCTGGAATGTCTGGGCCGGCATGTGCGAGCGGCTCTTCCCCAAGGTCCACGCGATCGCTCCTGACTGGATGATGGTCGTGGGTGGTGTGGCCAATAACGGCGTGAACCTCGGCCTGGACGATCAGTTCTGGTGGGGTGGTTACTTCAAGGACGTTCGCACCCGTCCTGTGACGGTCAGCGCCCAGAACAAGGTCTGCTACACCCCGCACGAGTACGGTCACAGCGTCTCGGATCAGCCCTGGCTCTCTGCGAACGCGCAGACGGCCGGCACTCCCTATCCGACGCTCGCCAACCGAGTGGTGCCGAACTACCCGAACAATATCGAAGCTCGCCGGGATGAGTACTGGGGCTTCATCTACAACGAGGGCATCGCTCCCCTTTTCGTGGGTGAGTTCGGTGGAGGGTTCGCCATCGACGCGATCTCTGGTGGAGCAGATTCCAACCAGACCTCAGCCACCTACGAGATCCAGTGGATGCAGAGCCTGGTCAAGTACATGAACGGCCAGCGGAACGACGGTTCTTCGGTCATTCCTGTCGGTGGCCAAGGCATGTCTTTCGCCTACTTCGCCCTCAACCCTGAGAGCGGAAATCCTCTTGGTGGTCTCTTGAAGGGTGTGGACGCTGCATCAGTCCAAGGCCTGAAGATGAACCTGCTGCTCCCGCTCTTCGATTGAGGTCTGTGTCATGATCAACCTTGCTACTTTCAACGTCGTTCTCTCTTCCCCCAGCACAGTGCCGGTGACTGTGGATTTCACCACGGTCGATGACACAGCAGTCGGGTATCGGGACTACATTATCACCACTGGCTCGCTGACCTTCGCTCCTGGCACGACTTCGCGGAGCGTGACTGTGCGTGTGGTAGGGGACACCATGAGCAAGCTCTCGCGGAAGTTCCGCCTGGTGCTGTCTAACCCGCGTGAAGCTGTGCTCGGTGTCCAGTTCAGCGATGAGTGCGTGATCTCTGCGCCGGTGGCTTACCCTGCAGTTCCGTTCCCTGGCCGTCGGATGGCGATCCTCGGGGACTCGATCATGTATGCCAACAACCTGTGGAACCCGCCGTCAGCTACCACAGTGTCGGGTAAGACCGCGGTTCGGAACGAGTATTACAGCACTGGCATGACCGGCGCGGTGAGCTATGCGAACCAGATCCTGGGCAACGCTTTCTCGCTTCAGGCCGCTTTGCAGCCGAACACCAACCCTGGTGCCAACGCAACAAGCCCGAACGTCGGCTACAACTTCGCCATCTATTCGTCGAAGGTGAGCCAGTGGACGGTGGAGAACTTTGACCCGGCTCCCATTCCGGGAGTGACGGCCAACAACCGCGGCCCGATGTACAACGCCCTACTTTACCTCGACAAATTCGATCTCGTCACGATCATGGGCGGGACAAACGACATCTCGGTGAATGCGAGGCCGCAGGCCATCCTGGCCAATCTGATGGGCTACGCCACGCAGTTCGCCACGGCTGGCAAGTGGGTCTTCCTCTGCACCATCACGCCTCGCACTGCGGATCTGCTTCAATTCTCTCCCACTGGTGCTGGCTACATGCAGTCCGAAGTCGCTCAGATCATGCAGGGCATCCTGGCGGTCAATGAGGGTCTGCGGGATTGGCTGACGCCGGCTCCCAGGAAGGACATCCCGAACAACATCTTCCTGGTCGATGCCTGGGACAAGATGGTGGGTCCTACGCCGACGATCCTGCCTGGCATTCCAACAGATCCTGCCGGCCAGCTCTCACCGGCGTCGGGTATCACCACTGGCTCTTACATCCCGTTCACACCCGGCAACTACCGGACAGACGCGCCTGGTCTGCGCTTCATGTACGACGGTCTGCACATGGCACCGCCTGCAGCCTACGTCCTGGGCAAGGAGATGGCCCGGGTGATGAAGGACGCCGGTATCCCTGCTTCTCCTTCGGAGAACGTCGAGGGTGGGAATGCTGCTGGTGTGGGTCAGCTGAGCTTCGGGCCCAACCTGATGCTGAACAAGACTTTCGCCAAGGGCACCTCTGCTGCTCGTGCTCCTGGTTCGGCTCTGGTTCTTGGTCGAGCCATTGGCCTTGGTGCGCCTGTGGCCAACCCGAGCTTTGCGGCCATTACAGGCATCACGAAGGACGTTCATACGAACCAAGGCAGCGGCTATCAACACGGCCAGGTCCCTGACTACTGGTTCATATATCGGGCCTCGAACTCGGACACCGAGAGCTTCTCGAACTTCAACGGGTTCACCTATTCGACGCTCAACAGCCGGCCTGAGCCTGCGCCTATGTCCTACCAGACGGATGCGACCTGGGCGGATGGTTGCCTGACGACGGCCATCACAACCGAGAACTTCAGCATCAACGGCCGGACCTTCTCAAATGAGCCTGGCTTCGCTCTGACCTTTAATCGTGCCGCGGGGATCATCGGGCCCGACACAGCGCAGAACAACTGTGCCTTCGTGGCGCGCTACACCGTGGCCGAGGGCCAGCACAACCATTGGGACGGCTTCGGCTATGAGGTCTTCCCCCAGGCTCCCTGGCCTACACCTCCGTTCGCTCCCGGAGAACGTCTGATGATGGACTGCATCCTGAAGTACACCGGGCTTACACCCAATCTCTGTGCAGCCCGAGTGGCGCTGAACCTCCTCAGCATCGACTTCACCAATGATGCTTCCTACTCGGCGGTGATCTCGTCTTTGGCTCAAGCGGAGAGCTTCTTTCCCTGGAAGTACATCCGAAACAACCACCACCACACAGAGGATCGCTACATGCACGTCCGTCTGCCGATCATCACAGTGCCGACACCTGCGGCCGGCGAGACGGCATTCTACGCGCAGATGGTCTGGCAGTTCTCGTTTGACTGCGAGACACAGCCGGCTTCTGGGACGATCACTATCATTCGTCCTCGACTCTGCAAGGTCACAGTTCCGTCTAGTGGTCTCTAAGTCTAATTTGAATATCGAACACTTGGGTATCGTGCTTAACGAAGTCAGCGGAGACAACACCGTGATCTGATCAACAGCAGAGTTAAGGGGTTTATCATGCCCGAGCTTCCTCCCGCGCGGAACCAGAACGTGATTCTGGAGGACATTGCGGATGGTATCCCCGTCTCTGCTCCTGTCGGTGGCCTTCCGGTAGTTGGTCCTCTGACTGACGAAGAGCTTCGATCTGCTCCTGTGCCGGTCTCGGGTCCGATGACCAATGTTGAAATGCGCGCGACACCTGTGAATGTCGCCGGTCCTCTCACAGATGCTCAGCTTCGCGCAGCTCGAGTACAGGTCAGCACCGAAACAGTTCGTTCTGAGCAAACCCAGAACATCGCCAGTGGGCTCGCCACTGGATTGGCTACAGGTGCCGCGGCGCTGGATGGTAGCGTTCCAGTGGGCCTGTGGACGCCTGCGGCCTGGACATCGGCTGCTATTACTTTTCAGGTCAGCCGGAACAATGGTGCTACCTGGGCAGATCTCTACGACGAGCAGGGGCTCGAAGTGTTGATTCCTGCTGGTTCCATCTCGACGACCGCTTCTCGGCGCTTTGCCCTTAATCCTCGGCTTTTTATCGGTGTGGATCGTGTGCGAGTTCGATCGGGCACAGGCGCTGCTCCGGTCATTCAGGCAGCCAGTCGTGATATTGTTCTCGTGGCGAGGCCCATCGCATGAGCTTTCTGCTTTTAGACGATAACGGGCAACGCGGTATCCGTATTGTCGGCCCCAACTACCTTCATCCCGCCGCCAATTTCTCCCGCGCCTCTGCCGCGACGGTCTTTGATGGCGGCGTCCTGCGGGAGTTCGGCAACAACGTCCCGCGCCTGACCAGCGAGGGGCTTCTGCTGGAGGGGCAGCGGCAGAACGCCGTGTCGAATCCTCGCGCGGAGGGGGCGGTGGCGGGGGCACCCGGCACAGAGCCAACCGGATGGGGATCTCCTGAGCAGCACGGCATTACTCGGACGCTTTCCCTGGCGACGGTTGAGGGGGTGGCGGGCGTTGTGATCCGCTACGCCGGGACACCAACCGCAACGTCTGCCATGGCTATTGTTTTCACGAGCACGATGGCTGTCCCTGCTGCCGCAGGGCAAACGTGGACTCAATCCGTATTCTGCTCGCTTTTCGCCGGTTCGATGGCTGGTGTAACGCTGACCGTGGCGCCAATCGCAAACACGGCGGCGGGTGCGGGCGTTGAAAACCTACCGAGCACGGCAATCGCTCTAACCGGCGCGCTACAGCGTTTTGTGTCAACTGGCACTATTACGGCCCCCACTGCCGCGTTTTTACAGCCCCGCATCCGGCTGCCCTATACTGCGGGCGTGCCGATTGATATTTCGGTTTTCCGGGCGCTGCCGCAGCTTGAGCTTGGTGCCTTCGCCTCCTCCCCCATCCTCCCACCCGTAAGTGTCCCCGGCGTCACAACGCGCCTCGCGGACAATGCCGCCGCGCCTCTTGCCGCGCTGGGCATCCCAGCGAGTGGGGCTTGCACGCTGGTCGGGCGTTTCATGATGCCGCAAGTCAATTCAGGGACTTCTCATACAATCGCCCAAATAGATAATGGATCAAGTGCGAATAGGTTTGTCGCCTACAACAGCGCTTCGGCTACTGCGTTGCGTATTGGGCGGCAGAATGCCGGGGCGTTTCTCGCCGCCCCTGACTTGGGCGCACTGACCGCAGGAGCGCCTTTCCGACTAGCCCTTACTATCAGGGGAGACGGTAGCGTGGCGGGCTCACTCAACGGCGGTGTAGTTCAATCCGTTACTGGCGGCCCAACTACAGGAATGACCGTACTGAATATTGGGCAAGGGCCGGGCGGCGATAGCATTTTTGGCACCATCAACACCCTGCGCGTCCTGCCCCGCAGCGTCTCCGACGCTGAGCTTCAATTCCTTTCCCTGGCTGCATAGGAGCCGCACATGACCATCTTCGACCAATACTGGCACGGCTCTCCCGCCGCGATGAGCGAGGCCCTGACCACGCTCGGCTGGGTGCCTGCCGGAGGCGAGTCGGCTGTCACGCCGCCCGCGCATATCCTGGGCATCGTCCCGCCCGTGGTGGGCGAATACCAGGGTGCGGTGACGTGGACCGCGCTGATCCGCTCAACCGAGACGCTGCCCTACCCGCCCGGTGTTGGTTTGGTGCCTGCTGATATGGTCCCGGACCCGCGCGAGGCGCTAGGCCGCGTCGCCTCGCTCTCGCCGCGTGTGGTGAGCGCCACTAATTTCCTGGGCCGCTTCACTCCGCAAGAGATGGCGGCGTTGTGGGTCGCTGATCCTCGCATGCAAGCCGGGGCGATGCGGGTAATGGCGCAAGGCAGCGCCAATCTCGACAGCGAAGAAGCCCATGATCTCATAGCTCTGGCGACTGCTCTTGGCGTGCTTTCTCCCACTCGCGCGCAGGAAATCCTCCAATGATCGCCGACCACAGGATTACCGACCCACTTCTCCAACTGCTGGTCGAACGAGCCGCCGAAGAGGGAGCCAAAAAGGCTCTCGCTTCGATTGGTCTTCATGACGAAGACGCCGCCAATGACGTGCGGGAACTTCGCAGTCTTCTCGAGGTCTTTCGGGACACCAAGAAGACCGTGATCCAGACGGTCTGGAAGTCGGTCACAGCCGGCGTGTTGGCGCTTCTAATCGCCGGCACCGGCATCAAGATGTTCTTCAGGGAGTAACTCCGATGAATCCCAGCTGGATGCAGATTGCACTCGACGAGCAGGGCCAGGCCGAACTGACTGGCAACAGTCACAACGCCCGCATTCTCGAGTACCACGCGATCACGACGCTCAAGGCCAAGGAGGACGAGGTCCCCTGGTGCTCCAGCTTCGTGTCCTGGTGCCTGACGAAGGCCGGTCTGGTCAGCACAGCGAGTGCTCGGGCGAAGTCCTATGAGTCCTGGGGGATTCCGATCGAGAAGCCGGTCTATGGCGCGATCGTGACGTTCACCCGCAGTGGTGGTGGCCATGTCGGCTTCTACGCCGGCCAGCGTGATGGGAAGTGGCTTATCCTCGGTGGGAACCAGTCCAACCGGGTGAGCATCGCCAGCTACGACCCGTCCAGGGTCACGAGCATTCGTTGGCCGGCCAGTGTGCCTCTCCCGAACGCTGTGGCTCCTCTGTCGAAGTCTGGCGTCATTCAGGGCAGCGTCCTGACGGGTCTGGCCACTGTCGGCAGCATCGGCGCTGGTCTGATCGAAAACGCTCCTTCCGTGGATCAGGCTCAACGCTGGATCGGCCAAGGTGGGTATGTCGCTCTGGCTTTGGGTATCCTGGCTCTCGCTGGCGTGATCTGGACTATCGTCTCCCGAGCCAACGGGAAGAAACAGGCTGAGGCCGAGGTCCCGTCGTGATCTCGCTTCTCGCCATCCCTGCCGTTCGCTGGGCCATCGGAGCAGCTCTGGGAGCTGCTCTAGTGCTCGGTGTTGTCACCTGGCTCCGGCAAGACGCTGCCGATGATGCCATGGCCCATGCAGCCGCTCGTGCTGCCCACGGACAAGAGAGACTTCGCCATGAAGCCGAAACTGCTGCTCGGGATGCTGAGCTTGATGGTGCCGTTGATCGGCTGCGCTCCGGTAGTTTCTGAGCGCCCCTGTCCCCGGGTCACCGAGTTCCCGCGTGAGCTTCAACTGACTGCTTCGGAAGAAATCCAAGGCAAGCCAGCTATCACGCACATGATGAATAGCATGGCCAGCGATCGGGCATTCAATAGAGCTATCTGCTCGTAACTACGAAGGCGGGATGTCCGTTATGTCCGAGAGCCAATACAAGTCAGCTGAACCGAAGACGATCCAGTTTACCTTGGATCGTAATGGGAAGAAGCAGCCTGAAGCTCTGACTGATTGGGCCAATGAGCCCAAGCTGGCGGCTCTCAAGGAAGACTTCGAGGCTTGCAAGCTGAGCCAGGCTGAACGTGTCCGCGCCATGAATCACTGGCAGGACTTGATGGACGTCAAGGGTTCAGCCGCGGTCAAGAAGGTCAAAGGTCGTTCCAGTGTTCAGCCGAAGCTGATCCGACGCCAGGCTGAGTGGCGCTATGCTGCGCTGAGTGAGCCTTTCCTCGGTGCGGACAAGCTCTTCAAGATCGAGCCGGCCACCTATGAAGATGAGCTCGCTGCGCGTCAGAACGCTCTGGTCATCAACTGGCAGTTCCGTACCAAGCTCGATCGAGTGAAGCTGATCGACGACTACGTCCGCTCGACGGTGGACGAGGGTACCTCTGTGCTGCGCGTGGGTTGGACCCGCGTCACGACCAAGGTACCCGAGAAGGTTCCTGTCTGGACTCACTACGAGCTCACCACACCTGAGCAGGCTCAGGCTCTCGAACAGGCGATCGCGGCCAAGGCTGAGAATCCCCGTGGGTTCGAGAGCACCTACCCGCCTGAGCTGATCGAGGCTGTGAAGCTTTACGAAGAGCAGGGTGTTCCCACAGTCGCCGTTCAGACAGGCGAAGAGACCGTGATGGTCGAGAAGGTCATTGAAAACCGTCCGACCGTCGAGATCCTGAACCCGCGTAACTTCTATGTGGACCCCTCGTGCGGAGGTGACTTCGACAAGGCGCTCTTCGCTATCCACAGCTTCGAGACCAACAAGGCGTCTCTCCTCAAGGAGGGTAAGCGGTACAAGAACCTCGATAGAGTGAATTGGGAGGGCAACACCCAGCTCACAACGCCGGACCACGACACCAAGACACCCACCGACTTCCAGTACAAGGACGCTCTCCGCAAGAAGGTGATCGCCCACGAGTGGTGGGGCTTCTACGACATCAAGGGCGACGGCAAGCTTGTCTCCATCGTAGCCACCTGGATCGGTGATGTGATGATCCGGATGGAGGAGAACCCCTTCCCTGACGGGAAGCTGCCCTTTGTCTTGGTTCAGTATCTGCCCAAGAAGCGCGAGATCTTCGGTGAACCTGACGCTGAGCTGCTGGAAGACAACCAGAAGATCCTGGGTGCTGTGGTCCGCGGCATGGTGGACTCCATGGGTCGATCGGCGAACAGCCAGCAGGGCTTCGCCAAGGGGATGCTCGACCCTCTGAACAAGAAGCGGTTCGAGAACGGGGAGGACTACGAGTTCAACCCGGCCATCTCTCCGAACGGCGGCCACATCGAGCACAAGTACCCTGAGCTGCCGGCCTCGGCGCTCAACATGGTGATGATGCAGAATCAGGACGCTGAGAGCCTTTCCGGCGTCAAGGCGTTCTCTGGTGGTCTCTCGGGCGAGGCCTACGGCAACGTGGCCACGGCCATTCGTGGTGTGCTGGATGCCTCGTCCAAGCGCGAGACAGCCATCCTGCGTCGCCTGGCCAATGGCATGACCAAGGTTGCGACCAAGATCACCGCCATGAACGCCGAGTTCCTCTCGGAAGAAGAGGTCATCCGCGTCACCAACGAGGAATACGTCACGGTCAAGCGTGAGGATCTGAAGGGCAACTTCGATCTGATCACCGACATCGACACGGCTGAGGGCGACAATGCCAAGGCACAGGACCTGGGCATGATGCTGCAGACCATCGGGCCGAACGCTCCTCCGGAGATGACGTTCATGGTGATGGCCGACATCGCTGACCTCAAGCGCATGCCTGCCTTGGCTCGGAAGCTTCGCAACTTCAAGCCGCAGCCTGATCCCTTGGTGGAGCAGATGAAGCAGCTCGAGCTCCAGAAGCTGCAGAAGGAGATCCAAGAGCTTGACTCGAAGATCGCCCTCAACATGGCCAAGGCTGAAGAGTCCAAGGCGATCAAGGACAAGACCAACCTCGACTATGTGGAGCAGGAAACTGGCACGACCCATGAGCGTGACATGGAGAAGCAGCGTGGCCAGGCCGAGGGCAACCAGTCGCTGGAGGTGACCAAAGCACTGGTGAAGCCCCTCAAAGATACCGAGAAGAAGGGCGATGTACAGACTGCTATTGGATTCAACGCAATTAGTAGCAAGTTAAAGGTTGAAGATCGTACAAGTTCCGGATTAGTTGCTGGTGGTGGGTTTGACTTTTCCAACTTTCCCTCACCTTCAACTCCAATGAACTAAGGACCACTCAGCCATGTCTGAAGTCTATTCCATGACTCCCCTTGAGAAGCAGCTCGAGGATTCGAAGGATCTGATCGGTCGGCGCGAAATGGTCGCCCGGCTTCGTCAGAACCCCGACTTCCGGAAGCTCATCCTGGAAGGCTTCTGCCGGGATGAAGCGGCTCGCTATGTTCAGGAGTCCGGCGATCCGGCCCTGGATGCTTCCGCTCGCGCTGATGCGATGGCCATGGCTCAGGCCTCCGGTCACCTGCTGCGCTTCCTGCATGTCACGCACATGATGGGCGCTCACGCCGAACGCACGCGCAGCGAGCTCGAAGAGGCCATCGCCGAAGAGCGGGCCGAGGCTGATGAGGGTCTGGTGTAATGACCACCAACCCTCTCGCCATGTCCGATGAGGAGTTCCTGGCTCTGGGCGATGCTGCCCTGAATGCCGAGAACACCGAGGGCAACACAGCTGAATCGAAGCCCGCCGAGGAAGAGACCCCGGCCGGCAACGAAGAAGGTGAGCTGACCGAAGCCGAGAAGGCCGCGGCAGCCCAAGGGGAAGAAGGTGAGGGCGCTCCCAGCGAGGAGACACCCAACCCGGAAGAGCCCAAGGCGACGGAGGACCAGGCTGGGACTCCCGAACCGAAGCCGGAAGAGCAGGCTGCTGAAGGTGGGGATAAGCCCGCCGATGCGCCGGCTCCGAAGGAGGAGAAACCTGCTGCCACTGGGGAACCGGTGGATTACGAGGGCTTCTACACGCAGATCATGGCCCCGTTCAAAGCGAACGGGAAAATGATCGAGCTGAAGTCCCCGGATGAAGCCATCCGCCTGATGCAGCAGGGCGCGAACTACACCCGCAAGATGCAGGAGCTCGCTCCCCATCGACGGGTGCTCATGATGCTGGAGAAGAGCGGTCTCCTGGATGAGAGCAAACTCGAGTTCTTGATCGACATCGAGAAGCGAGACCCTGCTGCGATCCAGAAGCTCGTGAAGGAATCCGGCCTGGATCCCATGGACATCGACGTGTCCAAGGAGAGCACATACCGCGGCGGTACTCACCGTGTCGGTGACGATGAAATGAAGTTTCGGACTGCGCTGGACGATCTCAAGTCCACTCCGGCCGGCCTCGAGACGCTTCAGGTCATCAACACGCAATGGGACGACGCCAGCAAAGACCACCTCTGGGCTTCACCCGAGGCGATGGCGACCATCCACGCTCACCGAGAGCTCGGTCTGTATGACCGAATCAACTCGGAAGTGGATCGTCGCAAGACCCTGGGCACGATCGCTGCAGAAGTTCCGTTCCTGCAGGCTTACCGCCTGGTTGGTGAGGAAATGGCGAACAACAACGAGTTCGCCGACGTCATCAAACCTGCTGCGGCTGCGCCTGCTTCCACACCAACTCCTGCGGCTGCTCCCAAGGTGGTTGCAACTCGTGTCGCTGCTCCCAAGGTGGTTGCAACTCGTGTCGCTGCTCCCAAGCCGACCGTCGTCAACAGCGACAAGGCTGCTGCTGCTTCGACTTCGCGGTCCACGCCGCCGAAGGGAACTCCGTTCATCAATCCTCTGGCGATGAGCGATGAGGAGTTCATGAAGCAGGCCGGGATCAGTCCCTGACCTTCCTCATTGGTTCTTGAAAGGACCGTGTCATGTTGAACTACAATGCCCCGTCCATGACTGCGTCCGGTACGCAGTCGGACATTGATGGTGAGGGCTCGAGCCAGCTCGCCACCTTCCACTACCTGAAGAAGGCCATCATCACGGCGCGCAAGGAGCAGTACTTCATGCCCCTGGCGTCGGCGATCAACATGCCGAAGCACTTCGGCAAGACGATCAAGTGCTACGAGTATGTGCCGCTCCTGGATGCGCGCAACGTGAACAGCCAGGGCATCGACGCCTCGGGTGCCACGATCGCCAACGGCAACCTCTACGGCTCGAGCCGCGACATCGGCACGATCACCGGCAAGATGCCTGTCCTGGGCGAGAACGGTGGCCGCGTGAACCGCGTGGGCTTCACCCGACTCCAGCGTGAGGGGTCGATCCACAAGTTCGGCTTCTTCCACGAGTTCAACCAGGAGTCGATGGACTTCGACACCGACGAGATGCTGATGGACCATCTGAGCCGCGAGCTCATGAATGGCGCTGTTCAGCTGACCGAAGCGGCTCTCCAGAAGGATCTTCTGGCGGCGGCTGGTGTGACGCTCTACGCCGGCGCGGCGACGAGCCCTGCGACTGTGACGGGTCAGGTGACCCCGGCTGTGCCTGGCACAAGCCCGGAGATCCCGGCCTCGGTGGTGTCCTACCGGAACCTGATGCGTCTGGATCAGATCCTGAACGACAACCGCACGCCGAAGCAGACCACGGTCATCACTGGTTCGCGCCTGGAGGACACCAAGACCCTTCCGGCCGCTCGCGTGATGTTCGTCGGCTCGGAGCTGGTTCCGCACCTGAAGGGCATGACCGACCTGTTCGGCCAGAAGGCCTTCATCGCGGTGCAGCACTATGCCGCGGCTGGCACGGTGATGAACGGCGAGATCGGCACGATCGACGCCTTCCGCATCATCCAGGTGCCGGAGATGCTGCACTGGGCCGGTGCCGGCGCTGCCGCCACGGGCAACCCGGGTTACCGCACCACGCTGGTCGGCGGCACCGAGAAGTACAACGTCTATCCGATGCTGGTCATCGGCGACGACAGCTTCTCGACGATCGGCTTCCAGACCGACGGCAAGACCCTGAAGTTCACGGTCATGACCAAGATGCCGGGCAAGGAGACCGCCACGCGCGAGGATCCCTACGGTGAAACCGGGTTCAGCTCGATCAAGTGGTACTACGGCATCATGATCAAGCGTCCCGAGCGCATCGCCAAGGTCCTGACCGTGGCTCCGATCTGATCCTGATCAGGTCGATTGGGGGAAGGGAGAAGTCCCTTCCCCTCTTCTCTTTCATCGCTCGCTCATAGCGACGCACAGCACACAGAGACTCCCATGAACGCGCAATCCAACGACACCGGGACTGGCTCCACCGAGCAGCAGCCCGTTGACGAGATGACCCTCCTCAAGGCCCGTGCGAAGCTGATGGGCATCAACTTCTCGAACAACATCGGCAAGGACGCTCTGGTCGCCAAGATCAACGCCAAGCTGAACGACGAGGAAGAGCCGGCCGAGACCCAGAACCAGGCCAGCGATGCTTCCACCCTGATGAACCCGCCGAACCCGCTCATCGGCCAGACCGAGCCTCAGCCGGCCAATGCTCGCACGCCCACGCTGCGCGAGTACCTGATGAAGGAGCAGATGAAGCTGGTGCGCCTCCGCATCACCAATCTGGATCCGAAGAAGAAGGATCTCCCGGGCGAGCTGATCACGGTCTCCAACGAGGTCCTGGGCACCGTCCAGAAGTTCATCCCCTTCGGCGAGGTCACCGACGACGGCTACCATGTGCCGTACTGCATCTACACGGTGCTCAAGGAGCGCATGTTCCTGGACATCCGCAGCAAGCGTGGCCCGAACGGCGTGCCGCAGATCAGCCAGAAGTGGGTGCGTGAGTTCGCTCTCGAAGAGCTGCCGGCCCTGACGACGGAAGAGCTCCGGGAACTGGCTGCGGCCCAGGCTGCTGCTGGCCTCTTTGGCTCCGACGACTGAACTCCAACTGAAGGACTGCCCCAATGAGCGGGACTCTCACCACAGACAGTGCGCTTGTTGGGGCGGCCACTTCGGCTACGCCCTATGCGACTCCCACTGTTCCTCTGAACGATGCTCTCCTGCAGGTTCCGGCCGGCCTCTCTGACGAGATGTACGCCAAGGTCTCGGGCCCGGAGATTGCCACGGTCACCACCAAGACCGTGAATGGGACAGGCATCTTCGACGTCATCATGGCGTCACTCTCGAACCATCTGAAGGCTGAGTACGAGAAGGGTCGGATCACCGGCTCCGAGTACACGAAGGCCTACACTGACATGACGCAGATGGCGCTCAACAGCGCCATCCAGTTCGCTCTCGGCAAGGAGCAGGCCTTCTGGGCTGCCCAGCGAGCGCAGATCGACGCCGTCAACGGCCGTGTCGAGCTCGAGACCAATCGCGTCATGCTGAACAAGGCGCAGTTCGATACGATGGCTGCTCAGTTCAACCTGGCTCAGATCCTGCCGAAGCAGCGCGATGCGCTCACGGCTGAGATCGCCGGCAAGGAGATTGAGAACAACATCAAGAGCTACACGCTCTCTACAGTTCTTCCGAGTCAGGTCCTCACTGAGTCGAGCCGCAACGCGGGCATCATCGAAGACACGGCCGGTAAGGCCTACACTCGCACATACATCATGCCGACCCAGCTCATGCTGATCCAGGAGCAGACGAATGTGCAGCGCGCACAGACGGCTGATACCCGCTCCGATGGTGGAATCGTCGCCGGTGTGAGTGGGGCGCAGAAGGCGCTCTACGCTCAGCAGGTGGTCTCGTATCAGCGTGACAGTGAGGTCAAGGCGGCCAAGCTGTTCACTGACACCTGGATCACCCAGAAGACGCTGGACGAGGGCCTGGTGCCTCCGGCCAACATCAACAACGATGCTGTGAACCTGGTGATGCGGAAGATCCGCACCGAAAACGGCATGCTGTAATCATGGGTTGGTTCAGCCCCAAGAAGACAATTCAGGTATCGTCGGTCGTGTACAACATGGCCGGCGATGTGGATAAACGTCCAAATTTCCTGAAGACTACTGTTCTTGGTGGCGTGCTGAACGAGCAGGGCCTGACTATTTCCGAGACTCTCCAGAAGAGCTACATCGGTGGTTCTGGAATCAAGCTACGCTCATTTGGTCGCTGGGCACGAACCAGAGGTCTAAGTGCTGCCATGGGTCAGAATGCGAGTTCCTTGAGTCTTGGGAACTCGTTGAACAATGCAGTGCTCGCCGCTCAGATCCCGCATGCTGCTGGGCAAGAAGTGGTCATTCAGACATCCGAAATCGGTGTGCCGGATTACTCCTACTGGGCTGACCAGTACATGGCCGATGCTCATCCGGATCTCGTGAATGGCAGCTGGATGGCCAACTTCGATGAGTCAGCGAACATCATCGACGTGGTGTACCCCTCCGGTGGAGGCACGGCCACTCACAGCTTCACGCCGGCTGGTTTCGCTCTTGGCTCGAAGTACATCTATGCGCGGTACACCCTGGCTGAGCCAAGCTCGATCGAGCCTATCGTCTATGGCTCCCTGGTCACGCTCGCCACAGGTGCGCCCTTCCCTTCGACGACGGGGATGTCGCTCGTTGCCTCTTCGAGCGTGCCCACACCGATCAACCTCTACACCTATGTGAACCAGGTGGTGACCTACTCGGATGGTCGGCCGGCTGAGGTGACGAACACCAACAGCTTCGTGACGTCGAGCTACTCCGAGACGATGAACCAGTACGAGAAGACGGTCTTCATGGGTCGTGTTCCAGGGCCCACTGATGAGACCTATTCGATCCGGACGATCACGACCCAGTGGCAGACAGCCGTTGCTCAGCTCACCGCGGGAACACCTGTGGTGACAACTGAGACGATCGCCGGTGGGGTCACCAAGACCACGACCACCACAACCTCTGTGGAGACGATCAAGCTGGTTCGTTCCTACCGGACGGACACTCAGCGGATCGTGAACCGGGCTTGGTCGAACATGAAGGTGTTCATCTACAAGCGGGACTCCGGCAATCCTGCGCTCGATGCGATGTTCAACCCCTCTGGGGTGGGTGGAACCTTCCTGCCCTACATGCCGATCCGTCTGAGCAACAACTTCATCGAAGTCTCGCCCGAGCTCCGTGACATCGTGGACAAGGGTCTGCGTCGAGGGCTGAACACCAGCTACCAGAAGATCCGAGATCAGGTCGCTGACAACCCGAACCTGGGGAACATCGACTTCGCCTATGTGGTGTTCGGGGTCTCCCTGAACGTCAAGGAGAACGCTTGCCGGCGCTACATCTACGAGTTCTTCCAAGAGATCATGCTGGGTCGAGATCTCTCTGGCTCGGATTACGCCAGCTGGGAGTCCGCCTGGGCTGCAGCTGCTTCATCTTGGAGCGCATGGAAGGCCTGGCGCGCAGCTCAGGAGCTCACGAGTGATCCTCTCTATGGGACACCCGAGCCTGAGCGCATCCCCTATCCAGAGCCACCTCTCTACGAGGTGGTAGTGAACAGCGCCGGCGCACCGGACATCAACTACGACATGAACATCTCCTGGCGTGGCATTCGGGAGAGTGTGGACTCTGGCTCGCTTGCAGCGAAGGGGCAGGTCTGGATCGAGAACCTGGGTGTCACGCCCTTCGACTATGACCTGCACACCGACGGCACTGTGACGACGGTCGCCCAGGAGATGGAAAAGATCCGCATCCGGTACCAGGAGGATGCTGACACCATCCGCACGCTCGAGGTCTGGGGCTTGTACCACCGGAACATGATCTACGGCGGCAAGTCCGTGGACATCTCGGCCGGCCAGGCGCTCTCGGATGGGAACGAGTCCGGGTTCATCATCCCGCTGCACGAGAACATCTATCGCCGGATGAACCTGGTCGAAGCGACCCAGATGAGCACGGCCTGCGTCTTCATGGTGTTCAACTGCTTCGAGATCGTGAAGGAACGCTGGTACCAGTCCTCCTGGTTCAAGGTGTTGCTGGTCATCGCTGTCGTGGTCATCACGGTGGTCTCTGGCGGCTTCGGTGCCAGCTCTGCAGGTATCCTGGGAGTCAACTCGGCGATAGGCGCCTCTCTGGGGTTCACCGGTACCGCGGCCGCAATTGTCGGTGCCGTGGCAAACGCCGTGGCTGCCATGATCGTGACCCAGATCATCACCCGGGCTTCGACCATGCTCTTCGGGGACAAGATCGGTGCCATCATCGGAGCCATTGCCTCGATTGTCGCTCTGCAGGTTGGCACATCCTACATGGCCGGCAACGGGATCTTCTCTGGCTTTGAGTCCCTGCTCCGTGCCGACAACCTCCTGAAGATGACCAGTTCGGTCGGCAATGCCTACGCTGAGGGCGTGAAAGCCGACACTCAGGACGTATTGAATAAGACAGCAGAGGCGCAAAGGGACTATATCTCACTGAGTAAGGAGCTCAGCGCCAGGAGTGACGAGCTGTTCGGCAATGAGTCCCAGGGTGTGTTCAATCCCATGGCTCTCGTAGGCACGAACCAGCCCACCAACCTGGAGTCTCCGGCGACATTCCTCGGGCGAACATTGCTGACCGGCAGTGACATTGCAGCACTGTCCACCGAACTGGTCTCCAACTTCGCCACAGTGACGTTGAACAACCAACTCCCTGGGACCTGATCCCAGCTTTGTCAGGAGGGTCTCATGGGTGACTCACTTACAGCCGCGGCAAATGGCCTGATGAGCACATTGCCTCGCGTCCCCACCATGCAGTCTGTGGACGGTCTGCTCTCGACCGGAGCTGATTCGATCTACTCGCCGGCCAGCTTCAGCAACCTCTGGGGTGCTGCTCGTCCCAACACGCCGGCTGGCTTCGGAATGCCGACCACTGGTGGAGTTGCAGGTGGCCTCGGGGCAACTGGTCTGGGCTTCAACCTGCCGACGATCCAAGACGGCGTGGGAACGCTCACCTCCCTCGGCAATCTCTGGACCGGTCTCAAGGCGGCTGATCTGGCGAAGAACCAGCTCGACTTCGTCCGAAGCACCACCAACGCGAACCTGAACAACCAGATGAAGCTGATCAACACCCGGATCGAAGACCGGGCTCGTGCTCGTGGCGCGATGGAGGGTCAGTCGGCTGAACAGGTTCAGGGCTACATCGACCGCAATCGGCTCACTCGCTAAGGGATCACGACCGTGGCCAACCCCATCACCTGGCAGAACGTCGCCACTCCTGACCTCCGTGGGTCCATGGATGGTCTTCGTATCGCCGGCGCTGCATTCGATCGGGCTGGCACAGGCCTGACCGAGACCCTCGCTCGTTTCGACACGGCCCGCAAAGAGGTTGCGGCCGCTCAGCTGATCGACAACTCGCTGAACTTCACCACTCCTGAGGAGCTTCGCGCTGCTCAGGCTGATGGTCGGCTGTTCAATGGCGTGAACCGCGGTCTTCTCACCCCTGCGGCCGCAACTGCCCTGGACGGTCGAGCCACCAACTTGCTGAGCCAAGCGACGAGCCAGCAGGCTCTGAGCACAGCCCGTGAGATGGACCCTCGCCGGATCACCTTCATGGATGGTCAGATCCGCGGTCAGGACCAGTCCTTCCGTCAGAGTGAGGAAAGCTTCCCCCTCATTCAGGAAGGCCGGCGCATCAACAATGCGGGTGGTCTGATCAGTAATGCCACAGCTCGGGTTGGCCTGGCCAATGCGACAGATGGTTTGAACAACCGCCGCGAAGGTGAGGGCGACACCCGCTCCGCTCGAGCTGCTGTGCTGTCCCTCGATGATGCGACCAACCCTGTCGTGGCCCTGGCTCGTCTTCAGCGCATGGATCTCTCCGACGGAGCTCGTGCTCTGGCTGAGGCTCAGCTTGCTGCGCGTTGGCCTGGCATGAACCCGGGTGCTCTTCGTTCGAGCCCTGAGTTTACGGATGCCCTGGCCACCTTGGGTCCAGAGCGTACAGCTGCGCCTGTCCCTGTTCGATATGGGCGCAACGCTGCTCTCGTAGCCCTTCGTGACGCTGTGATCGACGGCACACCGGAGCAAGCTGCTGCGGCTTCCGTGGCTCGTCTTCCTGCTGCTCTGCCTGCCAACGTGCCCTATGCCAACCGTCCGGAGAATGCCGGCCCGGTCATTCCGAACCCGGACTTCAACCCGAACCGTCCCGAGAACCCGCAGAGCAATCCGCGGATGATCGAGAACCCGTGGCATGCGGCTCGTGGACAGATTGCTCCTGCCAGCGGCCGGGTGAACCCGACAAGCGCACCCACTGCGAACGCTGCTGCGGCCACTCCGACAGTTGCGCCTGGTCAGGCTCCGGCTGCGCCCCAAGCTCCTCTCTCTGGCTCCGCGCCTGGTGCGACTGTGGCTCGGACGGAAGGGTCGGTTCGTGCGGAAGATCTCCAGACGCCGGAGGCAATCACCCAGCGCACGGTTCAGGACCGCACTCAGGTTCAGGATCTCCTGGATCGGGTCACACGTCGTCAGGAGCTGGATCAGACGGCCGGTGTCGCCTCTCGCTATGCGGCTGCGATGGAGAATCCCGGTGATGTCTCGACGGCTCTGGCAACGCTGCGCGGACGCGATGCTCGCTTCGCCAGTCTGCCTGAGGACGTGGTTCTGCCTCAGCTTCGTGAGGTGGCCGATCGCCTGGCCCAGAATGGTCTGCCTCGCAACTACGCGGTGGCTGCTCAGCTGCTTCTCGAGCACGGGATGCTCTCTCGCGGAAGCTGGGTTCCCCAGTTCCTGAACGGGACTGGCTGGGAAAACAACATCACCCGCCGTGAGGCTGCACTGGATGAGAACATCAGGCTCATTCGCCAGGGCATGCAGGGTGAGACAGCTCGTGCCATCAGCAAGCGGGATGAGGTTCGCACGAACCTGCGTGCTGCTGATGAGGCTTTGGCCCTGGCTGCTTCCAGCCTGCAGCGTGCTCGTGAACGTGCTGCTGTGGATCCAGGTGCAGCAAGCTCGGTTCGCTACGAGGAGCGGATCTACAATCGCCGGCGTGAAGAGCTCGAACGAGCTATGCGTGCTGCCTTGGGTCCTGCCAATGAACCGCCTCGGCAGATCTCGCCTCCCGCAGCTGCGGCTCCTGCGAATGGGACGACTCCTGTTCGCAACTCAGGCATCGCTGCTCTCACCATGGGTCCGGCACTGATCCAAGGTGTGGTGGAACGGGCCCGTCGTCCTGCAAATTAAGCTGTAGGAAGAATCAAGTACTGAGACGAATAGGAGGGACAGAGAGGCTCTCTGTCCTTCTGTTTGATAGACCCGGCCAGTAAGTTGCCCCGGCAACCCTTACTGTACCGAGGCTCTCATGTCGTCCAGCGCCGTTGATCTGCTTCGTGAAGCTGCTTCTACTGCACCTTCGGTGAGTGAAGAAAAGCGGGCAGAAGTTCAGGCCGCTTCGACTGACATTCAACAGCAACTCAGCGGGATCAACTTCCGCAATGTAGGCATTACTCGCGCTACTGGTGCGGGTCTGGCCTCTTCTTCTGCTGTTGAGCAAGATCTCGCGCGGATGACGCCTGACGAGATCCGCCAAGCCTATCCGCCTGAGCAGGCTGCAGCCATGCTCGCCAACCTCTCCACCGCGGCGAACAACTACAGCGCCTCGGTCTCTGGTGAGCGCACTCCTGGCCAGGCCATTCGTGACACGGCGATCGACGTGGGTTCGGGCCTGTTCAGTGGCCTCGGTGGCATTGCTGCCTTCGGTGCTGGCCTGGCCAATCCAGCTGCTGGTGTGGCGGTGGCTCAGGGTGTCCAGGCTGGCACGGATCTCCTCCAGGGCGCGCAGTCTCCTGATCTGCAAGAGCGTCGTGATGCCTTCGCCGGCCGGAACGAGCTCAACACCCGGGACAATGAGCAGACCTTCGCTCGGGATCTTCCGACTGAAGGTGGTCTGAACGCGAACCTCCAGTTCATCGGCCGTGAAGCTGTCAACACGATGGGCAGTGCTCTGTCCGATCCGACGGTTGCAGCCAGCATCATCGCCAATGCCGTCGGCTCGTTCGGTGCTGCTGGTGTGGTCGGCAAGGGTATTCAGGTCGCCGGCCGGGCAGCTCCTGTGATTGCGCGCAACGCCGGCACTCTGGGCATCGGTGCGACGGAAGCTGCCGGTGGGTACCAGCAGACTGCCTCCGAAGTGGCTGGGATGAGCGAGGAAGCTCTTCGTGCTGGCTCCCAGGAATACCGCGATCTCCGGGCCCAGGACTTCAGCCATGAGGAAGCTCGGACGGCTGTCGCCAATCGGGCTGGTGTTCTCGCTGCTGGTCTGACGGCTCCTGCTGCTTTGGCGGCCGGCCGGCTCGTGAACCAGTTCCAGATGAACCCCATGCGTGTGCCCAACCTGATGGGTAGTCTGGCCAACATCGGCAAGGAGACTCTCGAAGAGGCTCTGCAGGGTGGTGCAGGTGCCGTGGCTCAGAATGCCGCGACCAACCAGGTGGCTGATTCCAATCGGACCCTGCGTCAGGGTGTGGGTGAGCAGATCGGTCTGGGTGCTCTGGGTGGCTTCGGCGCTGCTGGAACCATGCAGGCTCCTGGCACTGCGGCCCGGGTTCTGAGTGCGGCCGCGCGTGGTGCAGCTGGTGTCGCCGTGGGTGCGATCGACCGCATCGGTGAGCGGGCTGACGCTGTCCGTGCAGCCAATGATGCTGCTTCGCCGGTGTCCAACGACAACGCCCGCTCCGCGGTCCAAGAGGCTGTCGCTCAGGTCCAGACTCCCGAAGCTGAACAGGCTGTTCGCCAGGCCATCAACGAAGCTCCGGATGCCACTCCTGAAGTCCAGGCCCAGGGCAATGCCTTCGTGGATCAGGTCAAGGAAGCCCTGGTCTATAACCACCAGGACCTCGTGAACTTCGGTGCGCCGGCTTCTGTGCTGGCAGCGGCTGAGACTGCCACCGACAAGATCGACCTGGTCGGCCGGCTCTCCAACCTGATCGAGACGGGTGAGACCCAGGGGGTTCCGAAGGAGGACATCCTCTACGCGGCCCAGGTCATGACTCTGGTTCAAGACGGTGTGGCCAGCATGGGTGTGATCCGTCCTGAGCTGGCGGACGGAACCCCAGGCAAGGACCTCGTCGATCGGTTCGTGAATGCCTCGGTCCTGTCGCAGAAGAGCCCTGGCTACATCAAGGCCATGCGCCAGGCCGAGCAGGCTCTGACCCAGGCGCAGGAGAAGGGCGAGCTCACCCAGGATGTGACGCCGGCGTCTCTCGAGACAGCCGAAGGTCAGCGTGCAGCTCAGGTAGCTGCGGCCGCGGCAATCGTGAGCCCTGAGGGAGCCAACCTCAAGACCGTCACCCAGATGCTGGCTCACTCGGTTGGGGATGCGCCCAAGCTGCGGATCACCCCGGCTCAGCGCAACTCACTGCTGGCTGTGAAGGCTCTTCTCGACGCAGAGCAGAAGACGATCGAGGAACAGGCTCGCCTTGGTCACAACAAGCAGATTGGTCGCATCTCGAAGGAGATCCTGTCCAGCGACAAGAAGGGCACCAAGGTCTCGGCCCTGAGCCAGGCCCAAGCGATCGCCAATGCCTTCCGCGCAGGTGATGTGACTGGAGCCAAGCGGGAGCTGCGGACACTCGGCTTCCTGGTTCGGCACATGCAGAACAAGGTCAAGGCCTACAACCAGCACTTCGAGCAGGGTGGTGGCCCCAACGTCCCCTATCAGGCGCTCAGCCTCTACAACAAGCGGCCTGGCGTCGGCGCTTGGTACACGAACAAGGCCGGCCATGGCGTTCACCCTACCAACCCGAAGTCCATCGAACAGGCCCAGCTCACAGCCCTCGAGGCTCAGCGCCTGGTCGAGATCTACAACGGGCTGATCGACGGCTTCCCTGATCTCGGTGCGAAGAAGGCCACACCCGTTTTTTTGGATCCCCGTCTGGATGGGAAGCCTGAAGCGGTGGCTGCCGAGTTCAAGGCCGGCAAGCGGACTAATGGCGCGAAGCCCAAGGCTTCCGAGACCACAGAGGAATCTGCTGCCCCGAAGACGGAGCCCAAGAAGGATGTTCCGGCAGAGACAACCGCGAACAAGCCAGCTGCTTCGACCGTCTCGGATGAGGAAGCTGCGGCCATCGACAAGGCCGAGCAAGAGGCGATCCTGGCTGAGAATGCCGAGGCTGACGCTCGCTTTGCGCGTGAAGACGCCGAGAAGGCAGCCAAGAGCGAACCCAAGGCCGAAGAGGAGCCGAAGATCTCGATCGACACGGCGTTCCCTGACCTCCTTGGTTCCGCCGAAGGCAGCAAGATCGTCAACCAGTTCAAGAAGGCCTTCAAGCTTCCGAAGGAGCAGCTCAGCCGTGTCGCCGGCGTGAAGTCTCCCCTGGCTGTCATCCTCCAGGCGCTGTCTTCGCCGGAGTCCCTGGCCAAGTTCCTGGCCAAGTTCCTGGACGGCAAGGGCAACCGCCGCAAGCTGACCAAGGAGACGGCCGAAGCCTACCAAGCGCATCTCAAGGACGCTTCGAAGCTCCTCCGAACCATGGAGAAGAACTTCCAGGCTTTCCTGCAGAAGCGGTTCAAGGGCGACCTCTCGAAGCTCGAAGCCGATCCGCGCTTCACGTCCTACTACAACATGAAGGTGTTGAACGTCGCTGATCAGGTCGGCGATGGTCTGAAGCTGAACCAGGAGCTGATGGAAGCTGCGGTTCTCGCCGGCATGCAGTGGCTGCTCACTGGCCAGCAGACGGGCAGTGGCTGGATGGACAATGAGGCTCTGTCCGAGATGCTGGGTCTGCCAGAGGATCAGGTTGCCGGCCTGGGTGGGGTCACCAACTGGCTGAACACCACGGTCGGTGCCGCTGATGCCACACGCCAACTCGCTGACAAGATCTCGAGCTACTGGGGCGTGCGTGGGGTGAGCTCTGCAGACGATGCCCTGGTGAAGGGCATCCCTGAGGCGGTGGCCAAGGAGCTCATCCGAGCCATGGTCGAGAACGACATGATCACGCCGTCCACGGTGACGATGGTGGTTGTGGAGAACTCTGACCCGACTGTGGCGAAGAAAGACAGCACTCAGTTGGCTTCAATGCTCATTGAGCAGGAGGTCAATGGCGAGACGTCGGAGGTCCTGAATACCCGGGCTGAGCTTGCCGCGGCGCAGAAGCTTATTGGAGCCAAGACCACCAGCTACCCGCGCTTCACCTTCCCGGCCTTGGTCGAGGAGGGTCAGAACCCCAAGGAGAATCCGCTCTCTCAGGATCTTAGCCTGATCGAGCGCGTGGTTCTCACCACGCCGAAGGATGTGACCTTCTTCCCGGCGCTGGGTGACAAGCCGCCTGTGGCGACGCACCAGATGAACAACCCCATGGTCCCGAACACTCCGGACGATCGGGCTCAGATCAAGGCGCACAGCGAGGTTGAGTTCAAGCCGAACCTGCCGATGGTCGAGCTGTTTACGGCCATTGATGAGATGGGTGCCGTTGAGCTCTTCGGCTTTGGGGACCTCGCCGGCCGGAAGCTGAACAAGAACCATGAGATGTCGATGAAGGGGAAGAACCTCTCCATCCAGTCGGCGCACATCCAGCTCATGACCATGATGGAAGAGATCCGCAACGTCGCTGCCAGCCTGGGCAAGGACGTCGCCGAGATCGGGGTCAACTACGCCTTCAACGTCTCGAAGGTGGGTCGCCTGCAGATGCTGGGTCGGTTCACGCCGCAGGCCAGCAAGTACATGCGCGAGGCTCTGACTTCGACGTGGAGCACGCTCGATCTGGTCAGCAACCCGGATCACATCCGTGGCTTTCAGCTGGCTCTCGGACAGGCCCTGGGCGTGAAGGTGCATCAGATGCCCTACGCCGCGGCAAGCGATAAGACCGAGCAGGTCCTGGAGTCCTTGGCCCCGGTGGTCGAGCTCTTCCAGTCCTTCCTGGAGACGAAGAAGCTGCCGGTGAGCGCAGTGGTTCAGATCAAGGATGGCTTCGCGGCAGCCAAGGTGGAGCTCACACCTGTGGCTCTGCACGCTGTCATGGAGTTCGCCCGTCGAGCCAACATGGAAGAGAACGAGGCCGGCCTGAAAGAGTTCCGCACGAGCCTGTCTCTGGAAGCCGACGGCGTCACCAACGGTGTGATCAACGCCATCAACCTGATGACCACGGGTGAGTTCACGGGCCCCCAGCTCAAGAACATGGCCAAGGGTGGGCGCTTCCTGATCGTGAATGGTCCGAGCACCATGAATGAGCAGCGGGGAGTGGACGGCGCTGATATGTACAAGGAAGGCCAGGAAGCCTTCTCGAAGCTACTCAAGGAAGTCCGTGACGGTCTGGTCGCCGGCACCAAGAGCTCTGAGAAGAAGGAAGTCTTCCGAGCCAAGGCCGTGCTGGAAGTGTTCGACCAGATGGCGATCCTGCTCGAGATGATGTTCCCCAAGGGCGACATAACCTTCGATGAGAGCACGCAGGAGCTGGTCATCGGCCGCGGCGTCATGAAGAATCCCATGACGATCTCGATCTACGGTTCGGGCAACGCCGGCATTGCGGAGAAGCTGGTCGGTGTGATCGCTGACACGATCTACGAGCGCATGTCCAACGTGACCGAGCGCCAGGCTGCTCTTCCTGGTTCAGACTTCCGCACGTCCTTCTTCGCCAACCTGACGGAGAGCGATGAGGAAGCCGGCCGATTGTTCGATCGCTTCTTCAAGGCCTTCGACAAGCTGACCAACACGGTGGTCAACAACGGCAAGAACGGGATGTGGACCAAGGACGTTCCCCAGCCGAAGTCCAAGCTCGGGCCCGACCAGTTCACCCTGTCTCGCGGTCAGCTGACCAACATGAAGCAGAACATCCTGTTGCTCTTCGTGGATCCCATGGCTCGGGCTATCCGCCAGGCTCTGGGTGAGTCGGTCTTCGAGAGCGGCAAGCTGATCATCAACGCGACCCAGGCTCAGTCTGTGTTCCTGGAAGCGGCCTATGAGCGCGCCAAGGAAGCCAAGCTCGCTGAGCTGAAAGCGAAGGACCCCACACGCACCGCGGACAGCTACCTTTCGGCCGACGAGCAACGTGAGCTGCTGGCCAGCCTTGAGTACCTGGCTCCTCTGATCCAGACTCAGCACCAGACCTTCTTCCCGGCCGGCACGATCAAGGCTGAAGCCAAGGACCTGAAGTTCTCGACGGATCTCTCCGAGCGTCAGAGCACGCCGGCGTACAGCTATGGCCCGGGTCAGGCTGGTGTGGCTGCCATGCCCAGTCTGAACATCGGGTTCGGTGACGGTCGGGCCATTCAGGCGGCACTCCTCACGGGACACTTCAAGCGCAGTCTGGCCATCTTCGACGGTGTGCATGGTCCCCTCGACACGATCGACGAGG